ATGCGCCCCCGGTGGAGACGCACGCCGTAGCCGCCCGCGCTATTGTCTATTGAATTTTTCGGCCTCCATTCGATAGCCCTCCCAAATTGTTTTGGCTATCTGCACCGCCGTTGCGGCTTGGGCTTTTGTGGCTTTCACGCCAAATTCATCAGCGGCGAAATTAGCCGCCGAGAGAAATGCAGACTTCCAAGAACATGAAAGTTCATAATCCGCCACGGCATATTTGGCCATTTGCTTGATCTCTGGCGTTGTTAAGTATCTTGGCTTCATTGCAAAACCCTCCCACCGTCCGCCGCTGGACTCATAAAGTAGGCCAAAAGAAAAGCGGCCATGCTACCCCAAACGATAAGGGCCAATAGCCCTTGGCCGATTAAATAAATTATATTTTTCATCATTTAACCCTCACCAAAAGCCCCTTGATTGGGAATTTTTGTTCCTTAACACCAATATCACCGTCGGCATAGGTATGGCCGGGAAAAAACGCTTGAAATTTTGCCCCACCAATCCACACGACGCCCGGCTCGTCGACGTAGTGGTATGCGTTCGATCCGTCTTTAAGATAATAAGTTTGCGACTCGTCTACCGTGTCGCCCGTTTGGAATGGGATAACTTGTTTCATGCTTCGGCAATCTCCGCGAATTTTTGTTTCACAAGTTTATTTTGAAAACTGCATTTGGCCACGCCATGCGCGGCGATAATGTCGAGCTTTCGCGGTGTTAGTTTTTCGCCTTTGCGGAATAAAACTTCCCCGGCTTTGATATGACACGGGGCTGGATTCCCCACGAATATCGAACGCAAGTTGAATTGTTCTTTTGTTATCATTTCACATTTTTTTGGCCGGTGTATCCGGCACGGGTCAAAGTGTGCCATTTAATTCGCTAATGTCAATAAAGTTTTTTTAATTATTTTTGACAAGGTGCATTTTACCCCCGGTTTCATTGACTAAAATTAACGAAATTTTTTTTTGACATGAGCGAATAGCCGGGAAAACTTGGCGTCAGTTTTTAATGGTTTTAGATAGTTTTAATCGGTTTTCACATGGCGGGAAATAAGAACTCAGGCAACCGAAACCCACCGGCAAACAAAACCCCAATTGATAAGGAAAAAGAAATTTTATCACACTTGAAAAAAGGGAAGGGCATCCGCGAAACCGCGGCCTTGGCCGAAGTGGGGCGAAACACCGTTGAGCGCATCCGATACGAAAACGCTGAAGACTTGCCCAAGTGGAAGAAAAAGACTCAGGAAAACATGATGCGCGTCCATTCAAAACTACTGGACAAGCTGGAAGACTCAATCGACGAATTAGAACCCAATTCAAAAAACTTGGCCCAAGTTTCCATTAGTATAGGGATTATATCCGACAAATTGAAAGACAGCTTGCAAAACGGCCAGCAAACTATCGAGCACCGGCACGTTCACATTAACCACGGTGATTTGAATTCATTGCTAACGGATAAAAACACCGCTAGCAATACCGCAAACACTAAAGAAAAAGACAATCAACCAGAAACACGGCACACTCCGACCACGGCGGCAGATATTATTGACATTGAGCCGCAAAAAGAATCACAGCACGAATCACAGACGGGGGGAGGGGGTTCGCGCTAATCGCCTCGCCTTACTATATAATGGGTTTTAGCGTCATAAAAATTTTTACAAAAAGGCGATGAAAGAGACAGAACTTGCAGCATTTCTCGGAGTACCACGGCAGCAGATAGTCGCAGTCCGTAAGGAAAACCCCGAACACACCTTCAAGGTAGGCCGGGCAATCCACTGGACATCAGACGGCAAAGCCTTTCTCTACAAAGAACTCGGACTGGATAAGCCGCTGGAACCCGAAACCCCAAAAGAAACAACCGCAACCACCCAACGCTGTTATTTCCCAAACCGCCATTTGGTGGAGGCCAAACTCAAAGACGGCAAAATAATCCTAGTCCGCGTAAAAGACTCACATATGTACGTCCCAAAAATGGAAATACCCGTAAAACCGGACGGCAACGGCTGGACAGTTACGCGGCATCCAAAGCGACGAGGCCGAATATGAACGAGCAACGACAGGAAGAAGCCTTCAAAGACGCGCTGACTGACTTGGTTCAGCGATTCTATGATGAGTTTGATCTGTCGTACCCGCAAATGGTGGGCATTCTGGAGATGACCAAGCAGGAGATTTTGGCCGACGTTGGAGAATACGTTACGCTGGATCAGATAGACGTTGAGGTGGACGACGAGGACGAAGACCCACCAAACATACCGGAATAATGGCATTCACCCCCACACCACATCCAGTGCTTGTCGTGCCGTCGCAAGACAAAATCCGCTCGTTTGTGGAGCGCGGGGAAGAAGGCACGGCGGAACTGGCCCGCATACTGGAGCAACGGGAAGAACTAATCCGACTGGAGAAGGACGACCCCTACCGCTATGGATACGAACCCCCACACTGGAACGATGCCGACGAACTCTGGAAAGGCTGCGGCGAACTTCTAATCCAAGGAGGCAACCGCGCTGGAAAGTCAGAATTTGCCGCGAAACGCATCGTGCAAATGATGACGGCAAAGAAAGGCGCGAAGGTGTGGGTGCTGGGAATGACGGCGCAATCCAGTATCCGCGATCAGCAACAACTGGTTTACAAATACATCCCGACCGAGTGGAAGAACATTAAGAAGGGCAAAGTCCAGAACGTGAGTTTTAGCCAGAAAAATGGCTTCACCGAAAACACCTTCATTCTCCCAAATGGCTCGCAATGTTGGTTTATGAATTATAGCCAAGAAATGCGAGTGATCGAGGGCGGCGAGGTGGACATGATCTGGTGTGATGAGCTTGTACCGTTGACTTGGATTGAGACGCTGCGATTTCGGCTGGTTACGCGGGCTTCAAGCCACGAACTATCTGGTCGTTTACTACTCACCTTCACCCCCGTTGACGGATACACGCCGACCGTGAAGGAATATCTGTCTGGATTTAGAGTGCTGGAAACGCGCCCAAGTCCGCTTCTCCCTGACACCGTAAATGTGCCGGGCTGCCCCGCTGGAACCATGCCGTACACGGCGCAGTGTAGAAAACCCAACTCCCGCGCCATGTGGTTCTACACGGACATGAACCCGTACAACCCTTATGAGGAAATGAAGAAAACTCTCAAGGGCGAGAACAGCATACAGATTAAGTTGCGGGCGTATGGGTTTGCGGAGAATTTGTCGGGGAATCAGTTTCCAAAGTTTTGCGACTCGCACATTCTGGAAGCCGACAAAATCCCCGAACACGGAACCAACTACATGGCAGTTGACCCGGCTTGGAACCGCAACTGGTTTTGCCTCTGGATTCGCGTGGACGACCGGGGGCGCAAATTCGTATACCGAGAATGGCCAAATCGTCACGACTATGGAGAGTGGGCAGTGCCGGGGGAGAAGATGGATGGGAGTCCCGGCCCGGCGCAGAGTGTTGGGGCTGGGCGCGGCCTACCCGAAGTGAAGGAAATTATTGGCGAACTGGAAAACGGGGAAGATATAGAAGCCAGATACATAGACCCCCGCGCTGGAGCTTCGCAAGCCGCTGGGCGCGAGGGCGGCACAAGCATCATTGATCTGTTAGGGGAAGGGGAAGACCCGATGTATTTTGAGCAAGCCGCTGGAATCTCAGTGGCGAACGGACTCACCATTGTAAATGATTGGTTGAATTTTAATCAGTCTGAGCCAGTCACGGCAGTTAATGAGCCAAATCTCTATGTGAGCGAGGAATGCGGCAATCTCATATATAGCTTGCAGGAATGGACTGGAAAAGACGGGGAGAAGGGCGCGAGCAAAGACCCAATAGACACGCTCCGCTACCTTGCCGTAATGGAACCGATTCATGTGACTGAACTCACGTTTGCCGCGTCTGGAGGGGGAGGATATTGAGCATATACGAACTACCAATTTTGGTGAAGCCAGCCGACGTTGTGAGCGTAACGGGGTTGAGCCGCCGAGAACTACTTTTACTGGAGAAAGCTAAAGTGTTGAGCGTTTTTAGAACGACTGGAAACCAACGCCGCTTCTACCGGGACGAAATAATTAAACTTTTGAAAGAACAAAAAAATGGAAACAACTGATAAGTTGGCAATGGCGAGTGAATCGCCGGACATACGAGAACTGGCAGCGGAATATAGTCGTAGTTTACACGATGGAGAGTCGCTGGAAAAAGTGTCTGCCGTAGATGATGTGCGTTATACGCGGTGGGAAGGACAAACGGACGATGGGCGCAAGCACAGTGAACACTTGCCCGATGGGAATGAGGCTTTCCCGTGGGAAGGCGCGAGCGACACCCGCATCCCGTTGGCCGATCAAATCATCAACGACTCCGTGGACGTATTAACCACTGGATTTAGCAGGGCAACGCTGAAGATTGGCGGAACCGAGATAGGCGACGTTGAAACTGCCGCCGTGGCGAACAACATGATGCGGTGGCAGCGCGACACCAAACTCTACCACACGCTAAATCGCGAGGCCGAACTACTGGCTCAATACGGTCAACAATATGGTTGGAGCGTTTTGTTTGTTGGATGGGAGCAGAAAAGCGCAGTTAAGGCGCGGACGCTGACGATGCAGGAGATTGAGCAGTTGGCCGCGCAATCCGAGGGGGAACTTAATGCGCTACCGGAAATGATAGCCGACCCCGAACAGGAGGAACAAGTTGCCGAGATTCTGCAAATGCAGTCGCCGGGGATGAGTATGAAGCGGGCGAGGGAAGCCGTTGTGGAGTTGAGGCTGGAAGGGGAGACACAAGTACCACAAGCCTACTTGGCCACGAACCAGCCCGTGGTAGCTGCGCTCAAGCCTTGGGAGGAAGTAAGTCTGCCGCCAGAGACGACGGACTTGCAATCGGCGCGAGTTATATTTAGGCGCGTGTTTTTGAATGAGGTGGAGTTGCGGGCCAAGATTGTGGACGAGGGCTGGAACGAAGACTGGGTGGATTCAACAGTTAAGACTGCGGGCAAGTCTACGGAGTTCCACGACTTCAGCCAAACAATATCAGACATGACTTCCAGCCACATTGACCGGCAAGACAATCTGATAGAAGTGGTTTACGCATACACCCGACAACTGGACGACAATGGCATACCGGGAATCTACTACACGGTGTTTAGTCCAATGGCGCAATCAGATGACGAGGGCAACGACACCTTTGCCAAGCACGAACTACTGGATTACGCGCATTGCCGCTACCCATTTGTGGAATACCGGCGCGAACGCCTAAAACGCCGCATCACGGAGAGCCGTGGAGTGCCAGAGATTTGCAGCACTTGGCAGGACGAAATTAAAACTCAACGAGACGCCGTATATGACTCAACCAGTTTTGAAACGCTGCCGCCAATCATGGTGAATAAGCGGCTGGGTCTTGCGAATAAGATTGGCCCGGCAGTGCAGTTGCCAGTGATGAAGGCTGGAGATTATGAGTTTATGCGACCCCCGGCTCGCCAGCCCAGCACTGCATTTAATCTAATAGAGGCAGTGGAAAGGCAAGCGGACGAATACTTCGGTCGTGCGAACCCGGCAATCGCGCCAGCCCAAACCCAACTCAAGCAACAGCGCATGGTGAATAACTGGCTAACCGTCTGGACAGAAGCGTATCAGCAAATGTTCCAGTTGAGTTTGCAGTATTTGTCGCCAGAGGAAATTAGCCGAATCACTGGAACCGACATAGTGCCGCCGAGCGATATGTACCAGTTTGATTTTGTGTTGAAGTTCGATGTGCGGGAACTGGACACAGACTTCGTAAATTCCAAACTCTCCAACATCGCGCAGTATGTTGTGCCGCAGGATGTGAGTGGAGTGCTGGATAGGAACAAACTAATCTCCATGATAACGCGGGCTATTAGTCCCGACATTGCGGAGGAACTGGTGATTGACCAAGCCCCGGCATCGCAGAAGATGTATGAGGAAGTGAAGTCGCAAGTTGGTCAGATGATGTTGGGTAACGAACCTTCCTACACGGAGAAAGACCCAGCGGCTCAGGCCAAACTCCAATACTTGCAAGAGATAATGAGCCGCAACCCGAAAGCGCAAGCCGCATTGGAAGGCGACGAACTATTCGGGCAGTTAATAGAAAACTACACCAAAAACCTCCAAATGTCCGTGATGCAGCAGCAAAACGCGCAGATTGGACGCATTGGAGTTAATCAAATTACATGATGCAAAACCTAACAGTGTTCCAATGGCAGGGGGAAAACCAACTTTGGGACGCTATACTACAAAATCTGGATGCCGCCATTGATGTGGAGTTGGTGACGGCAGTGGGTTCAGAGATCGAGGGCGAGGCGCGAGTACAGCAATGTGGTCGAGCCGATGGACTTCTGGACTTCAAAAGTCATTTGGTTGAGTTGCGTGATACTGCGATGTCCAAGCTCAACTAGGTGTAGGCATAGGTGTGTGTTCCATAGACAGCCGCTCATCCTTCGGGGTGGGCGGTTTTTTATTTTCAAAAACTAATCAAAACTATTCAAAACTATATAAAACTGCACACATATAGCAGTTAGTTTTCGACTTCCCACTCTCCCCTTCGTTTATAGCGGCTGAAAGGTTTTCTGCGTAAACCTACAAACGCTGCCAGCCCAACTTGCGGGGCTATAAATCAGCATGAGCGATAAGACAATTGCCGACAGTGGCGCGGCACAAGTGGAAGCCACAACGAACATTGGTGAACTATTGGACACCGATGGTTTAGCGAACCAACTGGAAAGGTTGTTGGATAGCGAACCGGAAGAAGCACCGGCTTCTAACGAAGAAAACGCTAACGAGGAACTTCCTCCCGATGAAGGCGAGTCGAGTGACGCGCTGGAGGATGAGGAAAGTGCCGAAGAAACTGCTCTTTCTCAGAACGAAGATGAACCTGCGGAGGCTGAACCGGCTTTAGACGCAGATGAGGACGGTGTGGAGGAACAGGCCGAGGGCGACAACCCCAACAAAGGCTTGTTAAAGCGCATTGACAAACTCACTGCAAAAAGGCGGGAAGCTGAAGGCAAGGTGGATTCACTGGAATCGGAGGTCGCCAAATTACGCGCTGAACTAGACGCCAAGGAGGAACTTCCCACCGTACCAGCAAGTGACGCATCCAATCCATACTCGCACCTAAATTCGGTGCAAGCGGTTGAAAAGGAATTAGATCAAGCCGAGGAAGTATTGGAGTGGTGCGAGGACAACGCGGATGGCGCGGTGGTTAAAAACTCAAAGGGCGAGGAAATAGAATACAGTGCAGAAGATATTCGCGGAGTTAAGAAAAATGCGCGGAAAGCACTCAAGCGTCATTTGCCCAAGCGACTGGAATACTTGAAGGAGGAATCGGAGGTAGCAGGACAAGTGGAGGAAGTCTTTCCATACTGGAAGGACAAGTCTTCACAAAGCTACCAAGAAGCCATGCAAATCCTTCGGAATCGCCCCGATTTGCGAAACCACCCTACATGGAAAGCGGACGTAAGTATGTTTTTGCTGGGTCTGCAATCATATAGGGAAATGGTGAATAACACTGGAGCGAAAAAGGCTGCGAAGAAGGAAGTGAAGGCTGCGCCTAAACAACCGGCTGCGCCCGCTGCCGCTCCAGCACAAAAGAATCCGACTAAAGCCCGTTCAGCCGCCGCTAGGAAAAATTTTGGTTCTGATAGTTCAGTGGAGACTTTGGCCAATATATTAGAATCGGACTATGTATAGTCCAAATTAGGGGGAAATAACAAATGGCACTTCTTTTAGAAAGAACGTATGGCACAGCTTCACAGTCTGGAGCTAGAGAGGATTTGTCTAACCTTATCGCAAATGTTGACGCTAAATCTACTGTTTTTAGTAGTATGGCAAAAAAGGGCAAGAAGCCCGGCAACGTGCTGATGAGTTGGCAGATGGATGAGTACGAAACTCCAACAGCGGCGGGAACCATTGATGGAACTGACGTAACGGCAGCAAACTTGGTATCGGATGCAACCGCTAACCCCGGTAGACATCGTGCATTGGCACAAAACTACGCCCAAATTTTTAGGCGGTCGTTTCGTATTTCGAGTTTGGCAAATGAGATTCAAGTTGTTGCTGGTATAAAGTCAGAACTTGCAAACGGTATTGCCAAGAAGTTGGTTGAGTTGAAGCGCGACATGGAACTTACGTTCTTAAACGACGCCGACGCTCAACTTGATACGGGGTCTGCTCCATATTTAACTAAATCTATGGGTTCGTTCCTACACGCTTCTGGAACTGGTGGCGGTGGGTCTGATCTAACTGTTGACGCTGATTTTCGCAATAACGCAAACACCACCGCAAAAGCAGATGAGGTAACGGAGTCAATCGTTCAGAACATACTAAAACAGCTTTTCGAGAACACGGGTACAATTCGTGACTACGACTTGCTTTGCGGTACTGCGTTGAAGCGCACATTCACATCGTTCACGCAGTCTGCAACTGGTAGTGCTGATCGTCTTGCCATCAAGACCTTTAACACAGAGTCTTCGGAAAAAGCATTTATCAATGTTATTGATGTTTTTGAAGGCGACTTTGGCCGCTTGCGGTTACACCCCTCAACTTTTATAGCCGAGGGCGGAACCGCAGTGAACTTCAAGGGATACGTTATTCCGTTTGACCAAGTGGAAATTCGCTACGGCAAACTTCCGCAGATCAAAGAGTTGACGGACAACGGTGGAGGCCCGGCTAGGCTCATAGAGGCAGTCGCCGCGCTCGTAGTCTACAATCCCAAAGCATTTGGGTATTTTGACTGCGCGTCTGCTACATAATCAGATATGTACGCCCCCGAAGGATTAAGCGATGAAATGGCTTCCCTTGTGGGGGAATCGCTTCGGAAACGGTTGGCTCGCAATCCGATGCGGTTGCTAGAGAAGCGAGAAAAGAGTCTCGTACCTCTAGTATAGGCCAACACCGGGCAAGAATTGAATCAACGTCGTATCATTACTGGGGCAAACGCCTTGGATACGATTGCTGGAACGACCGCAAATTCTTAAAAGAATATCTGCGCGACAATCCAGAGAGCCGAGTCAAGTCCGTGAGTGGAAAAACCCAAGTAGGATACGGAAGCAACAAACCCCTTGGATACTACGACACTCCAGTTGGACGAGTCACCTTCCGTAAAGTATATGGGAGAAATCCGCGAGTAGAGGTAGATGCAAACGCTTGAGTTTAAATTTGTCCTAAACGGTGTGGCGCAACTAGCCGGGCTGGATAGGGACAATCTGCCTACTCACTTTTTTAAGCAAGTCCGCGACTTGGCAAACCAGCGGCTTGCAGTTGCTTGGGAAACTGAACGCTGGCCGAGCTTGGTACGAGTGGAAAGCGCAACCGTTACAACGGCGAGCGACATAAGCACGGCCCCGTACCCGACAACGGCTGGAATGATATTACAAGTATATCAGAAGGAGCCGCGAGCAACGACAAACGCAATTCCAGTAGCCTACTCGCTCTACGACACTGGAACCGCACAACAAATAATATTACAGAGCAACGACACACCAGTTTATGTGGAGTTCAAGATCACGCGCCCAAATCTGACTGGAGACACATTTAGTTCCAGCACAGACTATGGGGTAAACGATCAAGTCTACTACTCCCCAACTGGACAATTTTACGACATGACCACAGATGCGGCGGCTGGAGTTCTGCCAACCGACACATCCAAATGGACAGTTGTAAAAATACCAAAGATTTTTGAATCGTATTTAATACGAGGAATTTATGCTGACTACCTCCGCGCAAACGGCCAACTGGAAGTAGCCGCAATGGAAGACAGAACTGCCGAAGCATTCCTAACCGTGGAAGCGGACAAGGTGTATCGGCAACAAGGCCAAGTTAAGAAATTAAATTTTATAGGATACTAAAATGAAGGTACGCGCAGTAGGAGGAAGCCGGGCTATTTCCAGCAATAGCAGCACGACATTCAAAACGTCAGCGTCAGCACTTGCCGCCAACGACTATCGCAAGTCATTCACGATAACCAACATGGCGACTGGAAAACTCTACGTTAATCTTTCCAGCACGACTCCATCGGCCACGGCCTGTCATTTTGTTTTGCCGGGTTGTGGGTCAGCGGCAGATGGCACGGGCGGTTCGTTGAACGTGGATGGATATGTTGGCGCAGTGACGGTTTTAGGCACGGGGTCTGGTGGAAGCTATTCGGTAGTAGAGTTCGTCTAAAGGAGAACAAAACACATGGGAGCAAAATTTAGTAGCGGCGGCGGAGCCACAGTCTTTTATGACGATGGGCCAATAACTGCGCCCTCTGGAGAGCAGGGAACGCAGCGCACCGAGTTTGAAGCCGCGATCAAGTCGGTCACATCGTCCACGGATGTCGGTGCAGTATTTTTGTACGACACACGCAACGACTCAGACGGTGGCGCGTGGAGGAAGAAGTGCGCGGGACTTTCTTGGTTTGACGAATCCGCAAGTGCCACACGTTCTTCACGTTCAGAATTTCCGAGTGTTGCGCTTTTAGTAGGCGATGCTGGTGCGGACACTTTAACAATTTACGACCTCGATGACCCGTCAATACCGGTTTGGATGGTTTTTCAGCAAGGAGGTTCTGGAGCCGCAACTAACGCTATTGGCACAACTGCCGCAACATTTAGCAGCATTGCTGCGCTGAACGGAATTATCTGCGTTGGCGGCGCTAATGCGGCTTATTTAAATCTTCAAGAAATCAATTTACTGACCGAAGAAATTCACCGGCACTCAAGCGCAAGTGACGGCGGTTTTTACCAAGGCAACATTGCCGAACGAAATGGTGGCAAAGGGTGGGGCGGCACAATGGAACTCATTGCGGACTACCGAGCCAACGATGTAGCGATGACGGTTCTTGAAGGCGCAGAAATAGGTGCGCTTGGTTTGCCAATTCCGACGATAGCTGTTGCTTGCAATTCACCCGGCGCGTCGGTCATTCACCCAAACGGCGATGTCTATAATTTTACCGTTGGAAGCTATGACACAAATGCAGTCGCGTGGGACAAAGACGGGTTGTTAATTCAGTTTGTAAATGGAACGCAGCGACGAGTTGACCGAGTTCCGTTTGGTTCGCTTTACACCAACACTACCGTTTCATCGTCTACGGTTATTTATAATCTGACGAATAGTGGTTGGAGCGCGAGTGATGGTATGGCGTTGGGATTGTCCCAAGGCTCGCTGATTACCGCTGGTGAAAAAACGGTGGCTCAAGGTGGCACAAGTGGCTTGCAGATAGTTAAGCGGCAGTCAGGTAACGATTCGGGAACAGGCGAAAATTTAGCCGCACACATAACCAGTTCCTACAACACCGGCTATATGCTTGGTGACATTCGCGGTGCGTTTTTGATGGGCGACAGAACCGCCGACCGTAGTGTGAAGGGGAACACGCTGACGCTTAACCAAGCGAGCGGAAGTGATACGGTTGATGCGGAGAAAGTTGATGGCGCAAGTGGGACAGCCGATTTGTTTGGCTACAAAAGTTTCAGCGCAGATAACTATTTAAGCAAATCACACACATCCGACTTTGATTTTGGGACGGGTGATTTCTCGATAATGTTTTGGGTGAAATATTCCTCTGCATCTGGCGGTGAGTATTTGTTTGCTAGGGACACTACTTCGGGCAGTTCAAATAAAATTGCGTTATACGTTGGGGGTAGCAATTTTACAGTCTACGCCGGAACTGAAACTGATGTATCTGCACTCGATGTCGATGATGGTCAATGGCATCAGATTGGTTTAGTTCGTACAAACGGCAAACTGTATACGTTGGAAAACGGGAAGTACGGCGCGAGTGGAGTTGATTCAACCTCGTCAGTCACAAACGGTTTGGCGGTACTGCATATCGGTCAATACACATCTGGCAGTTCCCCAGCGGCTAACGCATCTATTTCTTTATTTCGCATCAGCAAAACCGCACCAACGCCGCAGCAAGTCAAAGATATGTATGAGGCAGAAGCACCGTTGTTCAGAGCGGGTGCGAAGTGTTTGTTGGATTACAGCAGCACAGTAGGCGACCTAGCTTACGACAAAGGTACAGATTTATTGTATGTGACTACGAAGGTTGCTGGTGTAGCTGGAAGTGGTAATATTTTTAGAGGTTTGGAGAGTATTGACACGCTAAATAGTAACCCCACTTTTGGCCATTCTGTCGCAAACAAAATACTTTCAAACATAACTGCTGCAAATGGAGTTGTTGCTGTTGGTTCAGAAGCACACGCTGGCGTGAATCTCCCCGCAATAGACGTTCGCGGCGACATCAACACCGCCGACACCAAGCTGCCGGATGACGGGAAGCTGCATTTCAGCGGCGTGACTACTGACGCGACCGTCACAACGATTGGCCAAATTCCAGTAGCCGAAGGTGAGAGTTATATGGTTCGCGCAGTCATCAGCGGCAACCAATATCAAGACCAAGACGGTGAACGTATTTTAGTCACAACCGAGCGCACTTTTTATCGCGATATTGGCGGCAACATTTTAGCGCGTAGCGATACGATGAAGCTGACCGACGAGACTACTTCGTCAATGGACGCGATACTTAGCTACAACACCTCGCCGCCAGCGCATAACATTTTGATTAAAGTGACCGGCATAGCTTCAACACCTATAACGCGCATGCAATGGAACGCAACCGTAGAGGTGCAACGCATAACCGAGCGCAGCTACGAACGATAGGAATTTAAAATGGCAAGTGAATTAGAAGTAGGGAAGGTTGGAATTGGCATAACACCAGACGCTGCTGCGAAATTAGATGTTAACGGCACAATTTACGTCAGAAACACAAGTGTAAAAGGCGTAATTTCCTGTCCAAGCAGCGACATATTTGACATTGCAAACGCCAGCGGAGGAACGAGTAATCCAATCACGTTCAGCACGCAAGGCGAAGAGCGGATGCGGATAAGCAGCAGCGGCTCAGTCAACGTCTCTGGCCCGTTTCTCAATGTGGGCGGCGGTTACGGTTCTACTGGGCTGTCTATAAGTGACGCTGGTGCTTTACAGGCAGATGGCTTGGCCACGTTCAGCGGTGGAATAGCGCAAGGCGGCACAAGCGGCGACAATACGGCTAACATTGACGCAAGTGGAATTATGAACATTCGCCGACCAAGTGGGGTTGGTCGCAATATGATTAATTTTCATAACGGCAACGATGGCAGCGGCAACGCAACATTTGTTGGCGGGATTACGACAAACACGACCGCTACCCAGTACAACGTCTCATCCGACTACCGGCTGAAAGAAAATCTTGAACCGCTAACCGGCGCACTTGACCGGCTCGACGCTTTGCCGGTCTACCGCTTCAACTTCAAAGCCGACCCCGACACAACCGTTGACGGTTTCGTCGCGCACGAAGTTTCGGAACACGTTCCAGAGGCGATTACCGGTGAGAAAGACGCGATGAAAACTGTCGTTGTTCAGGAGGCAGTTAGGGCGCAACCGGCGACCTACTACGAGGAAGGCGACGAACTGCCAGAAGGCAAAGCAGTAGGAGACGAAAAAACACCGGCAGTTGAAGCGGTTGAAGAAGTGACCGAGGAACAGCCCGACTACCAAGGCATCGACCAAAGCAAACTGGTTCCGCTTCTCGTCGCTGCCGTTAAAGAATTGAAAGCGAAAGTTGAAGTATTGGAGGGCGGCGAATGATTAGAAGCACCGACATTCAGCCAGACACCTACAAAGGCGGCGCATACTTGAGGCGGTGGTCTATCAACGAGAACGGCCAAGCGGTTTGCGTTGAGGATGCTTATCCCGTAGCTGATACAGAACAAGCAACGCTTGACGCGCAGAGCGAACGCAACGCCAACATCAAATTTAAACTGGCAGACGTTGAGGCGTTGGAGAAGGCGCGGCTAGTTCCAGAGCCAGAGGGAGACGTTCCCAAGACCTTCACCGAGACTGATCCAGAGGGGAACGAGACGGAGCGACCGTATCAAGCGTGGGCTGAATACGATTTGGCACAAACAACAATAGCCGGTGCAACAAATTTGACGAACGCTTTTGAGGTGGTTCGCAAAGGCAAGCCGAGCGAGACGTTGCCGGTGATGAAAACTGTCGAGGAAACCGTCACCGACGAGGAAGGCAATGAAACGACGCGCTCGGTAGAAGTAGTGGATGAAGAAGCAGAACCGACTGCAAATCCTGCATACGCTACTTGGCAGTCAGCGTGGACAAGCGTGAGTACGTTGAATGACTAATGTCCTAGATCATGCAGCACTTGAGAGAGTAGCAGAACAAGCAATCGGTCACTACGGCTGGTTGCTTATTGCTGCGTTCTGTGCGCTGTTGTTTAAGGACATCTTGTTCAACTTCGCTCAAGGCTTGCTGATCTACTGGGGCAGCGACTTTGAGAACGATGAGATACTTTACATTAGTGGACGACAAGCACGGGTTATACGGCTTGGCTTAACGTCTACTACATTTTTTATGACAGACAGGCACACCAAGATGATTGTGCCGAATGAGCAGTTAAAGGCTCTTGTCGTAGAAAAGAAACTACCCGTTAATGGTGGTGCATCTTACTTGCCGAAAGGCGATGAAGGTGGTGTAATGAAAGTGGAGCTAATAAAAGATGAACAGGACTGATAAAATAACGCTAGGAATTTTTATAGGAGCGTTGGTCTTTATCGTCGTAATGGCGAGTGGCTGTAAGTCATTGCCGGGTACTTTGGAAGTAGACACGCCTTTCTTTGATATAGAGTATCAAGGAGAAAAGAGCGAATGAATTTTGATGATCTTAAAGTGGCAATTGCCAGCGTAACAGGGATCGGAAACTGGATGGTTTCTATTGACCTTGTACTTAAAGTTGCCATATCACTTGCATCATTAATTTACATAATCTTAAAAATTAAAGAACTAATTAACAAGAACAATGGCATACGGTAAACGTAAAAAAGGTGGACAACGCCTTATGGAAATTGCACAAGCTGGCGCGAAACGACGAGCAGCGAAGAAAACAGCAGATAAAGCTAAAGCTAAACTTGCGTCTATGCGGAAACAACTTGGCGTAGACAAAAGTTCTCCGTCAAGAAATCGGACAAAGGTTCAGATAACGATGAAGCCCAAGAATAAAACTCTTGAGGCAGCAAAGCGCAATATAGCAAAAGGCCCAGTTACAAGAACTGTCAAAAAGACTGCCACTACAAAGCCAGCGAAGAAGCCTGTTGCAAAGAAACCCGCAGCTAAAAAGCCAGCGAAGACTGATGCACAAAAGCTAGCTGATTACCGTAAGAATCCAACAAAGGGCATGGCTCCGCGTAATCTACGCACGGAAGCACAACGCGCTGCTGACAGGAAACGCTTGATGAATCAAATGTCAGAAGCAAGAGGTATGTCTAAACTTGCTGGCGGCTTAACCAAAGATTTAGATAAGGCAAGATCAGCAACTGACGCTGCGATAACTGTAGCTACTTTACCTATAGGTGGCGGTGCAGTTCGTGGTGGTGCAGCATTAGGAAAAGCAGCATTAAGTGGTGCAAAACGTGCAGCGACAACTGCCGGTAAAAAAGTAAAAGAGCAAGTTGCTAAACGAGGTTTAACTCCAACAGGTCGCAAGTTACGAAAAGCCGGTAACTATAGAGACACAAAAGGTCGCATACAAAAAATAGACTCGAATCCATTTAAGAAAGGCGGCACAAAGCCAAAGCCTAAAAAGAAGGCTTCACCAAAAGGCAAGAATCCGTTTAGAGAAGGTGGTACTAAAAAGCCAGCAAAGACTTCTTCTAAAAAGTCAGGCAAGAATCCGTTTTCTGCAAAAAATCCGTTCAACCCAAAAGGCGAACCGGTAAAGAAAAGCAAGGCTATTGAAATAGATATACCAGCACCAAAACCTAAAACAGTAAGAAAAGCAACTAAAGGCGCAACCAAGCCAGTAAACAAGGCAATGCCTAAAGACAATAAGGCGAGGCAAGCTAAACGCAAGAGTCTTCGTAAGGTAGCAGCGCCAAAACCCAAAGCAACATCAAAGTCCAAGGCTAAAGCAAAGACTAAAAAGCCGTCTGTATTAAAGAAGGGTGTAAACAAGGCTAAAAATCCGCAAACCAAGTTTAAGCAAGATCAGCTTAAAAGGAACATGAAGAAGCGCGGCAAGCGATGACACAAGAAGATCAAGCAAACGAGTTTACTCGGAGACTCTGCGCTGCCATTGAGTACGCAGATCAAGAACTTGATCTTACCGCTGAACAGCTTATCGGCTCACTTGAAGTAGCGAAGCAAATATTAATAACAGAGTTCTTAAATGGCGATTAAGAAAGACTCAAGATTAACAAGAGCAGGAGTCACAGGCTACAACAAGCCCAAGCGTACTCCCGGTCATCCTACGAAGTCACACATTGTTGTGGCTAAAGACGGTGATCAAGTTAAGACGATTCGCTTTGGTCAACAGGGAGTTAAAACAAATCAGACTGCCGGACAACGAAAAGCGTTCAAATCTCGTCACTCCAAAAATATAGCTCGCGGAAAAATGTCTGCGGCTTTTTGGGCAAACAAAGTTAAATGGAGTCCAAGCAAAACAAAATCAAGTTCTAGTAAATGGAAGAAGGGATAACATGGCAGCAAAAAAACAACTCACTCAAAGACAAAAAGACACGTTAAAGCGTCATTCAGTTCACCATACAAGTAAGCACATGACTGAGATGAGAAAACTAATGAAGTCTGGTAAAACATTCACGGCATCTCATAAGATTGCCATGAAGAAAGTTGGAAAATAATGGCATCACCAAAACCAACAAGGCCAGCGTTATGGTCAAAAGCCAAGTCAATGGCTAAAGGAAAATTTAAAGTGTATCCATCAGCTTATGCAAATGCATGGGCGGCCAAAGAGTACAAGAAAATGGGAGGTAGATGGAAGAATGCCTAAACCAATGCAAGGCTTGACTCGTTGGTTTAAAGAAGAATGGATTGACGTTAGAACAGGAAAGCCTTGTGGCAGGAAGAAAGGCGAGAAACGTGGCACACCATATTGCAGACCAAAGAAACGAGTCACAAGTAAGACTCCGAAAACTGCAAGTGAGATGACCGCATCAGAAAAACGTAAAAGAATTTCGCAGAAGAAGCGTTTAGGACAACCAGCAGGAAAGCCAAGACGAGTCTCTGTTGCAAAAAGAAAGAAAAAATAATGCCGTACGGAAAAGGAAGTTATGGAAGTAAGATGGGTAGACCACCTAAAAAAGCAAAAACAACAATGAAACGTGTTGTAAAAAAAGTTAAGAAACCAAAGCGAAAGATGTATTAATGTTAAGCGGTAAAAAAACATACATGACGGCAGCCGGTGGTATTCTCGCGGCTGTAGGTGCATACTTCTCTGGAGACATGGAAATGGGTACGATGATAAACATTGTTGTTACATCGTTGCTTGCCGTGTTTCTACGGAAAGGTGTAAAGAGCGATACGAGTGGGGCTAATTAAAGCCATACTCGCATTGTTCAAAGCCTTTCCTACTTTGGAGAGGCTTTTTATGCATATATCAGATGCAGTTAAAGAAGCCAACGCAGCGAAAAGGTATGAGGATAAACTTACTCATATTGATAATGCTTTGCGTGTCAACGGGTTGTCAGACAACGCCAAAGTACGAGAACGTCAAGGAACTGACGGCACATCCCCAATTCCCGAAAGCGGCGTTTCACGCACCAGACTTTACAAGGCAAGCGATGAGAACAATAGCTCGACTTGAATACGAACTTGAACGTCAATGACACCAGTTACGAAAAGAAATAAAGCAAATCTTGAGTTTCACCACACTAGCGGCATTGGAGCAAGTTTTGGCGTGGCAATGTCAAGCACAGGTTTTAGTCTTGCTGATGTAGCTACATTTAATTCAGCCTCATATTATGAAACTTTTTACCGAGTAACAAGATTCACGACTGGTGGAAGTAGTATTGCTGCTATAATAACTGTTTCAAGCAATGTATTTTCTATTAAACCAGATGCAGGACATACCGAGCTTGGATTGTTTTTTAGATATGTAACTCCAAAGGCTAATCAAGAGTACACAATGAGCTTTAATGTGTCAGCTATTGGGACGGGTTCTGTCTATAAATTAAAATACATGAATGAAGATACCACGTTAACTGATGTTCACACTTTAACAACTGGTATAAATACCATAAATTTTACGACAAATTCAACTATTGCAACAACCAATATATTTGGAATTGTTGCAGATGTACTGGGTACTAGCGCAGCGAATCGTGTACTAGAAATTGATGCCAGCAGTACACCGGTTAATTTTGTCGAAAAACTTGGCACACCGTCAGCACTTGATACAATTGTTCCGATAACAAAACGATGAGTTCACAATACATTATAGAAAGATTTGGCCGAAAGGTTGGTTTAAATCCAGATGACATAAATCAACGCTATGTTATTTTAGACTTTGTTAATGAAGCCTTGCAGACAATCTATGAATATGTAGATATTCCCGGCTCGTTAGTTGAAGAAGAATTTTACGTTGCAGGAAATAAACGTATCGCAATGAGTCGCGACGTTCAGTCAATCCGCGCAATGCGGGAGAAGGAATCAAAACTCCCTTGGAAGTCACAGAATCTAATTTCTGAATACAACTTCAACAATTGGAGAAGCGACAGTCGTTGTTTTCGTATTGTAGGATACAGCGCAATTAAAGAATCGTTAAAGTCTGCAATAACAGCAGCAAGAGGTTCAAACGCAACTGGTGTTACAGTAAAAGCACATGGACAAATTTCGGCTGAAACTCTGCACGTTACATTTGAAACCAGACAGGCAAACTCTCTTGCAGTTCTCCAGAATAAAGTAGTTTCTTATGTTGCTACCACTGGAAATCATGCAGTAAGTACGAGTGAACTTCAATTAGACAATACAAATATTATATCGGATATTGTTAATATCCGCAGATTTGATAATGCTACACGCGAAAGATACGGTACTTCCACAGCAGCAGAACAAATTCCCGGTATTTTTCAAGTTGTAGATACAGCAGACGGTACAGTTTACGCTGAGATACCTTCGGGCCAAAGTGAATCAAGTTATTTAATTGTAGACGTATCAGAGTTTCCATGGGACGAAAACTCAGCACAAGACGATGAACACACGTTGCAGATTCTGTACAAGAAAAAACTCAGATACATTCAGAGCAATGATGATATTTTTCCGCTTGTTGGATATGAAAACATTGTGATGCACAAAGCGATGCAATTGTTTCTTGAAGAACAGGGCAAGATACAAGAAGCACTCGTTTTTGAGAACAAAGTAAACCGTGATCTAGGTAGGAAGATCGCAGATATGGAACGAGGCCAAGAGCGCAAGATGCAATTTGGTCGTCATCCCCATGACAATTTAACATTAGGTCGTCGTTTTCATTATCATCGTGGCTAGTTATGTACAAACATCGTTTTCTGGCGGCATGAATATGTCGGTAGATGATACTCGTCTTACAGAAGACGAGTACAAGTTTGCTCACAATGTTCGCAACAGATTCGGCGTTCTTGAAGGAGTTAAACAAGCTGTTGATATATCTAGTGACATAGGCGCATTTACGAGTAATCCACCAACACAGGCAATATACACACTTGGTGAATTTGTGTTTTTGTTTTTTGATGGTGGCTGTAAATACAGAAAGCCAAACAATCCAGATTCAACTTGGACAGTTCTTTATTCTTCTGGAACAATGCATCGTTACAACGAAATCTTTGTTCAAGCTATTCCAGCGTCCACAAAAAACTTTCTTCGCAAGTCATCAACTACAGCATTAGGAAACTCCGCAGTTGATGGATCAGCGATCACACTAGACACAACGCAAACAGTACAGAAAACTGTTGCATCAATTGTAGTTCAAGATGGAGTAAACACACCAAAAATAATCGAAGTGTCTGGCGGCGTTGCTACTGACAGAACAGCAAAAACATTTTCTCAATGGAAAAATTCCACTTACACATCCCGAGAGTATGTTCCAGTAGGTCGTCAAATGGCTTTCTTTAACAATAAACTTTTTGTTGTTAGTCCTGACGGTACAGAAATTTACCATAGCGTTAGTGGTCGTCCTTTGGATTTTGTCATTCCGGTAAATACATCGGGACAAAAAATAAATACAGACGAAACCATTGGAGGCGCACCAGCCACATCATACACAGTAGGCTATAATGTAATTACAGCACTCAAGCCTTTGAACAATGAGTCTTTGTTTGTGTCTACTGAAGGCGGTTCTTATGCGGTAAGTTTTGACTATCAGTTTACTGTTTTTGGTGAGCCATCATTTAACAAGCAATTTTTATTTACAGCCAATTCAATAAATCAAAAATCATTTATTGAGTTACTTGGCGATTTTGCATTCATTGATCCAGAAGGTTTACGTTCGTTTAATGCTGTAAGACAATCAAAGAATGAAGCGCGTAATTCAGTATTTTCGCTCAAAGTCGCACGACTATTTAAAGACGTTGTTCAAGTCTCCAACAAATGCGCCGCAATCACATTTGATGATTATGCGCTCTTTGCTTGCAACACTATTTACGGTCACGGTATTTTGGTTTATGACATTCTTACGCAACAGTTTGTAAGTTTTGATCAGTTTACCGATGCGGCAGGAAACATCGGGCCGATCATGGAGTTTGCAAAAGTAGAGACAAACAACAAACGAGAACTTTTTGCTATTACACATGGCACAACTACTTCAAGTGGTGAACCTGTATACAAATGCGTTAAACTTTATGAGGGTACTGGATATGAAACAGCCTACGTTGAAACCCGCGCATTTTGTACCAACGACACTCGCATTGAGCAAAAGCCACAAGAGTTACGCATACTATTTAACAAGGTACAATCGGCCTCGTCAGTTAAAGCAATTCAACGTGTAAACGACGAAGTTACACCAGACGCATCAGCAGGAACTCAGACAAAAACTTTAGCAGCTCCGGCAATAAACATTGATTATCCTGTCACATTTCCGGTTGTTTGGAGTGGGCCAAAGCAAATACAAAACTTACTTTACAATTTTCAAAGTGGTCAGCAGGGTTGGAAAATATCTTATGCCCTGACATGGACTAACGGAATCACGTTATCGAATTTACAGTTAGAAACACAAAACATTACACCAATGAACCCAATGTTATCACAGGCTTATGTCAGTTAACGTATCACACAATAACTTTACAGACGCAACAACTCTGTTCACAAATTTAGCAGCGGCTAACGCAATGCTAGATAATCTAACAGTACCGGACGCAACTACCAGTACAGACGGAGTAGTCAAAAAAGCAGCGGCTTCAGCAGATATTGCGACTGTTGGAGGCTCATCAGTAGGAGCAACTGCAACTACTGGAGTTTCATTTAGTGTTTCTGGTACAAATCCATCAGAAGCCGAAGTCAAAGCAGCTTTAATAGAAATTGCATCACAAATCAATCACCTCAAAAGCGTCTTACGCAGCGCAGGAATACTAACATGAAGAATCTATTTGAAAAATTACTCGATGTAACTGGTGGTGCGGCGTCAGGATTATTATCTGGTTTCGGTACCTTAACAGATAAGGCATTAAATTTATTCAGCGAAGATGGTGTTCTCAGCATGAACAACCTAGTTGAAGCTGGAACTTTATTTGCAATTGCAGAAGCATTAGCATCAGACGACCAAAAAGACGCAGTAAAAGCATTAAGAAAACAATATCAAGAATTTTTACCAGCGTTTACACAGGCAAAAATTAATGCAGGAAAAACTGAAGCACTCGCATTAGAGGACATAGATCAGCTAGTAAAGTACGGCATAGTTAATCAAAGAAACGCCGACGGCCAATTAATTAAACAGACTGCTGGCCCACTAGGAGGATCAGAGTCACTAAAGTATGAACAATACTATGGAGTCAAGCCGCAGTATAAAGTTGATGAAAATACCGGCAACATCATGCTGGATGAAGGCGGCAATCCTATAACTGTTCGCACAGGACAACCCGGCCTCGTTGAAATCGCAGGACAATCACAACGTGAACAGCAGCGTCTTGGTGATTTAGGCAGAACAGCAACGAGAGTAGATCAGTTGGCGCAGTCAGGTCAGCCATTAGCGCAAGGACTTCGTCGCATGGAGCAAACGCTTTCACCGGAAGTCCAGCGAACTCAGAAGCAAGTCGGAGAAAGTTTTCGTGGACTACTTGCAGCACAAGACCCATCTAGGTTGTCTGGTGCAGAGGAAGCACAAGTAGAACGCGGCCTTGGTAGAATGGGACTCGGCATTGGTCGTACATCTGAGATGGACAAGTACCGCGCTGCGATGACATTTGGTGATGCGTTAGCCGCGAAGCAACAACGTCTCGGTCAAGCACTCGGCCAAACAGGCAGCGTTGTTCCTAGTCTGAAATCAAACATAAATCCCGGCGTAGTCTTTGGTGAAGGCACAACAACAATGCCAACGATGCCGGGACAAGTTGCTTCGTTTGGCAACACAGCAGCACAAGCACTTGCACCAGTATCTAATATAATCACAAGCAAGCAAGGTGAGCAGGGCGGCAAAGAAGCATTAAGAAATGCAATTGGCTTAACACCGTAATAGTTATGTCTAATTTATTTGAACTAACAAAGAGGAGACGGCGAGCGCAGGAGTTTGCTGATCGGTTTCGCGAAGGTGCAACTGAGTCAGAGCGTGAGTTCTTTGATCGTTACTACCAAGAACCATCAGCTAGTCCGATCCTACAACGAGGCGAATTACAACGTCAGTTGGAGGAAGGTGATGCATTGCGCAGATCGTTAATGGCTCGCGGCATGAACGCGATGCAAGCTGAAGACGCAGCAGCACGGGCAGAGCAGCAACGGATGGATGAAAGAGATAGGCTTGCACAAGACATAGCACTTACTAGAGGCCCGGGTGGAATAAAAGGAGAGGGGCCAGGTAGTTACGCGGAGTACACAACTCGCGGTACTGATACTGGAGGTGCAGCGGAGTTCTTGCGTTCACAAGGTATGCCTGTTCCAGCCAGACCGGATTCTTTATCGCTAGATGATTTCGCAAAACAGCGTGCAGTTGAAATGCAGATGGCGCAGTCACGCGCAAGAGACGCTGCTGCTACACAGGCAGAAGGTACTGTTGACGCATCTATTGAAGCTGCACAACTTAAAGTTGAAGAAGCTAAAGCTAAACTTCCAGAAGTTGTAGCAAATTCGCAACTGCAAGAAAGAGCCGCACGCAATTTGGATGAGCAGCTTCAGATTTTACTTGATCCAACTACGACACCAACTCAACGAGTACAAGCTGAGACAACAATTGACAACGTACTTCGTGCGTTAGGTAAAGGTTCAAGAACAAGTGGTGCAATGGGACTTGGGCAAAACCCAGCGGGCTTCGTTGACCCTGCCGTTGAACAAGCTATACAAGGTGCGCCACAGCAAATGCAAGGTGAAGGTGGTACTGGATTTTATTTACGTCCAACACAAGTTGAATCGCGAGAGTTTAACTAATGACGCTAGAAGAAGAAAAGCGTAGACTGCGTCAAAGATACAACATTCCAGATAATGTTGAAATTCTAACGCAGGAAGAATACGACATTGCAGAAGCAGAAGATCGTTCTGCGCTTCAAGTCGGATTTCAGTCAGCAACAAGATCAGTAGTCCCGGGCCTTACTGGTCTTGGCGCAATGGCAGCAGCGAGTAAGGCACTTGCAAAAGTACCAGCGCGTAATGTACCTACAGCAATTGCTAAAGGTGTTGGTATGTTAGGTAGCGCAATCGTTGGTGGTATTGCTGGAGACGCAGCTCAGACAGAAGTAGACGAGGCGATTCGCGGTGAAGAAGCAGTTAGAGAGACAGAGCGTGAACTTGCTGCTGGACGCAAAGCACAACCTGTTGCATCAGTCACAGGTGAAATTCTTGGAGGTAGTCTTGGTGGTGGCGTTGCTCCATCACTAAAGACAGCAAAAGGTTTAGGCGAAGCAGTTAAGTCTGGTTTTGGTACACGTGCTAAACAATCCGAAGCCGCAAAATATGCCGTTGGTCAGGCAGTTGTTGGTGCTGGTATTGGTGGTGCAGTAGAAGGTGCAAGGCAATTTCAAGAAGGAGACTTTCAGCCAACAGCATTAGGCGCAGCAATGACAGGCGGCGCGTTGTTTACTGAACCAGTCGGTCTTGGGCGCAAGTTGCTCGGGACAACAGCACCTCCACCATCAGACGCGCCAGAAAGACCAGTTGAATTTGGAATACAAGTAGGCGAGGACTTAAAGGACATTAAAGATTTGCCAGTACAAGAGGCACTTCTTGCTCGTTCAATTGTTAAAGGTGAAGACGCAGGGATAGGTCGCAGAACTCTTGTTGATGATATGCTTGAGAAAGTCGCAGATGATATGGAAGCTGCGTCCAAGAAATCCGATCAAGTTAAACAAGATGCTGATGCAATCCGAGAGACTTCCGAGAATCCGAAAACATCTATTGAAGGTGAGTTCGAGAAAATCAACAAAGACCCGAAGATTGATAAAGCACTCAGAGAACTTGAGAAGAAGCAAAAGCCATCTAAAGAAGATCAAGTAAAGATCAGCGAAGAAGGTAAGAAGAAGATCGAGTCTAAAATTTCAGCGATGTCCAACGAGGATGTTGCCCGTGCGTTCGCCAGACTTAATCAGCGTAAACGTGCTGAAGTATCTACAAGGTTTCTTCAGAATCAAAACAAGTCCATTGAAGATGCTCGCGCTGAGTTGATGGCTGAGATTGAAACCAAGCTGCCAGCAGACTTATTTAAGACCGCAAGGAACTTGGCCAATCGTCGCAACATCACCATGCGTGTCGCAGTAGACAAGCTAGTTGATAATGCACAAGGACGCGCTCTTGGATTTCTACATAACAAGAGTAATCGAGTTACAAATCCTGAGATGGTTTTGAGTCTTGATGATATTAATCTTGAGACACCATTACATGAAACTGTTCATCGGTTTGTTCGTGATTTGTTTGAGTCATCTAACGAAGTTGACCAGAAACTTGCGCGTGGTTGGTACAAAGAATTACTCAGCAACGATTCATCGTTTGATCTCAAAAAGATAAAAGAAAAATTTAAGGCAAAAGGCTACAACTTTGATAAGGATGAAGCGTATCTTGATGAGTTTCTCGCTGAAGAAGGTGGCAAAAAACTTGAGCAGCGTCTTCGTAATTTACCGAAAGGTACGTTCGATAAGATGCGGCGTTGGTATGCTGATGTTCGTCGAGGCCAGAAAGTTAAATACGGCAAAGCAGCAGTAAATGACATACTAGATTACATTGCGCAAAGACTTGAACTAGACCCTGCTGCTTTATTTGATAACGATCTTTGGCTCAGAGACGGTATTGATTACGCCGAGTACATCGGAATAAAGAAGCCGAAACAAATTGGTGGACAAGCTGCGACTGCATCAAAAACTGTTGATGGCACGAAGTACGAGTCATCGGTTGAGGTGTTTGATATGCCTAAAGAAGTTGAAGAACTTCTTGGATTACCGGAGCGACCAAAAGAATTTGCGAAGAACTACGCAGAAGACTTAAACGAGTTCAAGATCGCACTCGATAAGAATCATTCGTACAACTCAACCGTCGAATATCTTGATGGTTACATGATTGATGAAACCAACTTCGATCAGTTTATGAATGCGGTGCGCAAGAACAGTCCGCTAAAGAAACTGTACAAGTCACTCGACAATAAGCCTCAGATAATTTTACGCACGCGCAGACCAGAAGATGCTGCCGGTTACTTTGAGAATGACAAGATTGTTATTGGTGTTCCGACAATCAACGAAACTTTTGATTCAACTCTCGCTCGTTATCTGACGTATCACAAGTTGCTTGGTGATGTTCGCATGAACAATCAACTGGCTAGTGCATGGCAGATGGCAGCCAAGTCGGGTATGTGGTTTAAGAACTACGAACCTTATATGGTAGCCAAGTTCATGGACTACGCATTGAACACCAACAACAAGTTGGACGATGCGGTCAAAGCCAAGTTGCGTTACTACCAAAACCATCTTGAGTTGGAAGTACCAAGAGGTGATTACAGAACTAATATCGGTCGTCATCAACAATACGATACTCGCATCATGCATCAAGGCGATGCGTTGCACGGAATCTTTAAGGCGTTGCCTCTTGATGTTAAGCAGGAGTTTGCTCGTCGTGTTGCACCTGTTGACGGACTTGGTATGTCCAACGATGAGTACATAGAATTTTTTGACACGCTACTTGATAGTTATGGTATTGCTGGTTCATCGGTTCGTAAAAACTTTGATGATATGCAACGGTCGCCTCAAGCGATGTTGGAGAACTTCGTCAATGATGAAGCCTTCAATGTAATTGATCGTAGCAAGATGATCTTTGACCGCGTCAAAGATGAAGGATCAGCCATTTACTATCAGTTTGATCGACTAGAAGCATTGTGGGCTGACACGAAAATTTCTGTTGATGATGTTCTTGCCGGTGGTATGCGCAGCAAGTTCCTCGAAACTGCCGAGGAAATCGTAGGCACAAAGCTCGATATTCTAACACACAATCCACAACCACCGAGGCCAAGACAAACAGACTTTGAAGAACTTTGGAGTGTTAGCAAACTAGCGTCAGAGGAAAGTGGTGCTGATCCGATTGGTAAGGTTGATGAGGAAACTCCAATCCCGATGGATTCAACTCCGAAAGGATTGTCTGGTGTAGATCGTTATGAACAGAAACGCTACAGTAGAATTCCTGCACCAAACTTTGGTGAGCCAAGTACATGGCAACTGGGTAGAAGATTCACAAGAAACTTTCGTCCTGTTATAGATCGGATTCGTGAACTTGGTGAAGGCAAGTCCAAGGAACTGGCAGGGTACATCGCGTCAAAATTTGAATCAGTACACGCAGAAGAACGTGAGATGGTTGGTCGCTACCTAGAGCGAACCATGCTTGCGTTAAGCGAAGTGCATTTGTCAGGCGACGAAATGGCTGCGTTAGGCCGATACCAGACAGAGCGTTGGCACACAAAGCTAGGTTTAATTGACAAGATAGATGATGATCTAGCTAAAGCATACAACAGTAACGCACGCATACGTTACTATGATCGTATGATAGAAAGCGTTTATCGCGACACTCGTATATTACAGAATGACCTTGGCTTGAAGGTTGCGGTTTATCGTAACGGAGAACCACAGTATGTTCCCGGTCAACACACACTTGAATATACTCCTGAGATTATTGCTCAAGACAAACGCCGAATCTTGATGCGAGGCGAGAAGCAAAGCAAAGAGTATCAAGAATTAAAAAAGCAACTCATTGATTACTGGAAGTCCATATCCAAGGATATGTCTGATGAGGAATTCAATGATGCAGTCAAGCAGTCAGAGGAAGCAGGAATCAAAGATGAGAGTGACAATGTTTCGCTCCCAAGCGAAAAGGGTAAGACCAACGACGAGAAGCTAGAGATACTTTTTGATAATTTTGCTGGCGCATTAAGAGCGACTGACAAACAGATAGGTTCACACAAGTTCAAGGCACTCCGTGTTGCAACAGGCAAGCTAGGTATCCCTGCTGCTTGGGTTGAAGCAAATGCAGTTCAGCGTATGACTCGTTACGTTGTTCGTTTTGCTAAAGACATGGCGATGTTCAAGCACATAGAACTTGATCCGAAAGCCAGACAGATTCTTGGTATGCCAGATCAAGAAGGTAAGTACATTACAGAGTACGACCTTGATGGCATGGAGAATGGAGGCCCGTTCAATCTGCCAACATACGACAAGGAGAACATCAAAGTAAAAAGCGGCAAGGCACTCTACGACTCAAACGAGATCGAGTCAGTTATGGAGAACTACATCGGATACTACGAAGGTTATGATCTAGCCATTCGTACATTCAATAGGTTAGTTACATCTAGTTGGTTGGGTGCTGGTGCTGGTATTCGTGATTTCTTTTCATCTTACTTATTTGCTTTGCCTTACATGAGGTTGCAGGACTTACCAATTCTTGCAACTCACCTGTTGGATATACGAGATGCATGGCGCAAGAGTTTTGAGTATGGAATTAACAAGACCAACTTAAACAATCTTGAGTATAAGGCTGAGAGTATCAATCGGATTGCTGATTACGCAAACCGAGCCGCCGATACTGCGCTTCGTGTTGGTGGTCGTAACATTCTTGAACAAGGTACTCGCGCATTACAGTTTGCGTTCGGCAAGCAGATTACTTGGGCCGCGCTTCATATGCGTCCACTCGATGCAATCACAACAGATTGGACTGCAAACAGACTGCTAAATAATTTACAGAAGCAGATGGGTGACGTTGTCATCAACGGCAAGAAGCAGAACTTAATGGACTATGTTGGTCGCGGCACTAAAGCACCAGACGAGTTGATGGACAAAGCCGCTGCTGCATGGGTTGAGATAAATCAAGGAACCTATGATGCAAGAGGGTTGCCGAAGTTTACGCAGCGCGGTGTTCTCAGCATGGTGACTTCATTGTCACGTTGGTCTATCGAGAAATCAGACCGCATGGTCAAGGATGTTATCGGCCCATTGAAGACTCAGGGCGATCCGTTACCGTTAGTTAAAGCAACAATTGGTGCAGTCATTGGAGGCGAAGCATTGAAGTATATCTCGGAGCAGATTGCGAACAAGATGCAAAGCGATCCAAAGATCATAGAAGCATTACACATGGAGAATGATAAAGAACTAGCTTATGCTGTTCTTAACTCTATGCAGTACGCAGGTTTCTTTGGGTTTCAGTCTGCGTTGATTTATGACCTAGTCAAGACTTCGCGATTTGGTGTAATGGATGGTATTCCCGGTGGCTTTACTTTCCCTGCGTTCGATCAAGCATCAAAGATTGTACAAGACTTCTCCAAGTTCTTTTCGTCAGGCGAAATGACAGGCGAGAACTTCGGAACAGTCTGGACAAAGTTTATCCGCAAAACATTTACTGACTTGAATCAGACAACTCGTTACGCAGCAAATCATCTGCTTTTGTCTGAAGATATGTCTGAGTTTAATGCACGGGCGAGTCTGCGTAAATGGGAGCGACTGACAACAGATAAAGACACTCAAGCAGTTCCATCAGATGTCGGCAATGAATACACAAACCCAGCACGAAGGGAATTTAGAAAAGCCAACAACATAGCTGACGCAAGAAAACTTCTACCAGTAGCAGTTCGTGAAGCAGCGCGTGATGCGATGCAGAAACATCCAGACAATCTTGCTGCGCAACAACTTGCATTTAAGAATAACCTAAATGCACTTTGGACGGGCAACTGGAGAACGACTCCTGCGTTACCATCTACCAGAGAATATGTAAGGCAGAAGGATCGTATTCAGTACCTTGGAATTGAGCCAAGCAAAGCTGATCTAGCTAGGTTCCCCGACTTGGCAACAATCAACCGAAGCGAGAAGGGCGCAATGTTATCTCGGAAGTTTGGTTCAAAGATGATGCCCGGTACAATTATTAAGCGGGAACAGGCAGAAGGCTTAATTAAAACTGAGAAAGATTTCGAGAGACTAAAAGAACAAAAGAAAGCACTCATCTATAGATACATTGGATCTAAAGGTAAGTTGTTGTGAAGACTATTGGATCACGGGGAGAACTTATCGTTGCACAAGAGTTGATGCGTCGTGAGTGGAATGTAGCCTTTCCATATGGAGACAATTGTTATTACGATTTAATCGCAGAAAAGTTTCAGCACTTCTGTCGCATTCAAGTTAAATGTACTGAAAAAATTTCGTTAACAGTACACCATCACGGGCCTCACTACTCCTTTAGCTTGAGCCACGGCAGCATAGCTAAAGAGGCTTATACGAAAGAACACATTGATTTTTTTATTTGTTGTGTTATTGATGGCAACCGCTTTTGGATCGTGCCAGTAGAAGATGTTGCCACAAAGACTCTGAAGATATTTAGAGACGGCAAGAAGTATCACGAATACGAAGGCGCATGGGACTTGCTACGATGAATGAATTAATAGAAAACCTACATGAAGCATTACAACTCGCAGAGACTAGAGGTCAGCGTAAGATTTTACTCCGCGCTATCGAGTTGGCTGAAAGACTCAAGGCTACCATCAAAGTCGAATGAGCCTAGTTCTTTATAAGACTTACCCTGCTTCCGCAGGTAAGTTATCTTACCCTCACATCCTGCCATACAATCTTTATCTTTGATTAGTTCAACAGCACGTTTGCCGTTTGTATCAAGACGCAAATGAGTTGTTCCTCTTGGCGGTTTCATAAAACTGGTCGAGCCTTGGAAAACCAAGAAAAACAAGACCCGCAAACAGACATCGCTACAAATGTCTGACCCAGTTTAGAAGTTAAGGCTATCGTAAACATCGTCAACCAAGGGTCTAAACCATCCTCCGGTATTCTCAACTTGCTCCGTAGTTACAAGGAACTCTAATACTTGGTCTAGTTCCTGTTTCGTAACCTCAGATACAAATTTCAGCCATAACTTTTTGTAGCGAACACCTGAGTCCGAGTCAATAATATATCTTAAAATGTGTTTGGTGATTTCGCCAATCGGATTACGTCCAACAGTATTGAACGCTTCATGCATCTTGTGTTCCGTTATAGTCAACAACTTGAATGCACGTTTGATCTGCGACAATGAAATCTCCTTCGTCGTGCCATCAGCGAAATGCATCAGCATGGCAGTCTTCAACAGATGAACATTTTTCCTGCCATAATAATTATCAAGTCGAGGGTCTTTGTTCACTCGCTTTCTATCCAGTTCTCCTGACTCATAAAGGTGTTTGTGCCACTCAGACGCTTCGGCATCCAACTTACATTCACCTGAGATTTTGCGCATCGCATACAGCCAACTGACAATGTCGTTACGGCAACGTATCTGCTCGTCTGATAAACCGGGAAACTGGCGAAAGAATCTAGGTGCATGACCGAATACAATGATGACGCGAGAAGTAAATCCCTGCGAAATAATCCTATCACTAAATGCTTCGCGAATGAATGAAGGCGTTGTTCCTCCCAGCATTGTTACGCAGATGTTCGTGATGTCGTCTGAGCCTTGGTGTTTACTCTTGTAATGGTAACTGCGTGAATCATAAAACTGGTTCAGCATATTCACCATGTCTTCGGAGTTCTTACGAAAGAGTACACCGAGTTCCTCAATCATAAAGCAGATGGAATGATGCGACTTGTTCTTGAGCGCACTTCCACCAAGTCGAGTATCGGGTACAGTAAACGTCCGCATACAATCATCACGCATATAACGAAGCAACGATTCTTGTGTAGTTGTGTCTGCACCGTAAGGATACATCGGAACCATCTCGTTTTTCTCAACGTCAAATTCCATCAGCTTCTCGCTCTTTATGATGTCGGTAACTTGTGAGATCACGCGAGACTTACCAGCAGCAGGAGGCCCGACAAGCAACGTAAAGATGTTCGGATATATGGACATTGAGTCTGGATACAACCAGACTCGCCTCTGTAACGCAGCACTTATCAAACTGTAGAAACTCCAATCAATAAATAGATCGGGCGATTCCAAATCTTTGAGATAGTGCCGCCACTTCTCAAGATTAGTCATCAAGTGTTTCTATCAGTTTTGCGATTATTGAATACTGCTCAAAAGTTAAAGCAGGATGTAGCGTCCCGTTTACCGTGATGAATAGTATAGGTTGGCTTTCATCTCCGTCGAAGAAGTTATCAATTGAGACACTTACATCAGTATCTCCCACGTTGTAGCTTATTGTTGGTTTAGACATCTATCATTTCTTTCCAGTTATCCCCGATCATTGCTTCCGATCTCATGGAGAATCGTTCGCCACGGGGAGAAATTATTTCACGATTCAGATGCTTCATTGCTTCTTGGGCAACGAATTCTGAATGCTCAGGTGCGCATTGAAGCAGCACACTATCATGGTTGTTCTGGAGTACGTCAACTCCTAACTCTTGCAAATCTTGTCGGTTCTGTAGCTCGACAAATGCTAGGTTCGTAATACATCCGACAGTCGATTGAGGCACAAATGCATACGCTTCCTTGTACATTGATTCATCAATGATGCCTGTGAAGTATCGGGGATAGCCAAACAAGTTTTTGAGCGTTCGTGTTTCCTTGAGTCGTTCAACAGTCTCGTTGTGCCATTGGTTTATCTCAGGGAACAACTTGTGATAAGTATTGAGGAATCGTTTAGCCTCCTTTGACTCAAGGGCGATTGCGCCCTGAGACTTCTGCAACATATTCGTGCGAAAGGTCGGAGCCTTCATGCCGTAGTTCGATGCGTGACAAACCATCTTGGCCATGAAGTAGTAGCGTTTATCGGCAGTCCAATTGTCGCTATCCTTAATTACACTATTCAGTTCATCCCAACCTTTGATGTCCTTGAGTTCATGGATGGGAGCTTCGCAAAATTCATTGATGCTTCTACCAAGTTCAGCAGACCAGACATCAGGAAACAAGCGCATGGCAACAAACACATGGGACTTGATGCCCTCAAGAAATAGTGTGCGGAAGTTGCCTTGTGTACATAGGTAGCCAACGATCATTGCCTCTGCTCCTGCTTGGTCAGCTTGCACAAGAACCTTACCTTCATCAGCAATGAACAGATGTCGCAGCTTCTTTGGTATGTTCTGAATGTTCGTACCCCAACGACCGAGTAGCTTGCGACTTGCCAATCTGAATGTAGATGTGCCAGCCAAGTTGTATGAGGTCGTGATGCGATCAACCATTGGTACGTTGTGTAGACCATCGTAAGGATTGTACTTGAGTTGGCCTGACTCCTTGGCGATTGATCGGTACTTGAGAATTATTGAAATCGCTGGAAGATCGTACTTGAGTCGATGCTGAAGCAGGGTCTTCTCGTTTGTTAAATCCTTCGCTGGTTTCTTGAGCTTCATTCGGTCATACAAATAGACAGACACTTGCTTTGGGCTGTTTGGATTTAGATCGTGACCGACAAGGAGACTCAGCATTCTGCGAAGTTGATTCTTGTGTCGCTCGTTTCGCATCAGAATCTTCTTCTTCTCTGCTGTATTGATGCGGAGTCCCTGACACATTGCAGTAAGATACGGCACTACCATTGAGTTAGCTTGTTCGATGGATTTAGTTGCACCCATCGTAACTGCAAGTTCGTCAATGGATGGTTTAATCAACGCCATCGTGAGTACGTCCTTGACGTTGTAATGGTAGAGTTGATCGAACTGTTCTGCGTTCTGCGGATTGTAGCAACCTTCGTTCTTGTGATAAGGTTGATCTGTGTAAAGTGATATGCAATGTCCGAGAGACTTCTCTATTTCAGGGAACAGCCGATGGTGCGCCAGCATTGTATCGTAGACTTTGCGAGGCGCAGGAATGCCATATCGGTATGCGACAACGAACAAGTCAAAGAGTGCGTTGTGTATGACTACTGTGTTGTCTCTGAATGCAACAGCAAGTGCGCGTAAAATCTGATGAGTCTCGTCGTAATGGTAGTAGTTTATTCGCAACATTGGTACGCAGTAGCCTTTGCCGCCAAACGAGAATCCGAAACAAGTCATCTCAAGGCTAGGATTTGTCTCGATGTCAAAGAACATATCCTTGCCTTTAGTGTTTGTTAGTAAATCTATAACTTCGGATGCTTTGGGATAGATGTCACTCTCGCCTTCGACGGGATTAGGCGGAGTCTTGAGATAACCGGCAGCTTTTGATACATCCCGTTGCATCCAGTATCGCCAGTTGGATCGTTTGGTTTTGCCGTGTCTCTCGGTTTCGTCGTAATCGTACTCGGTTTCGTGTGCAAGCGGATTGAAGTATGCCTTGCGATCAATGGCATTTTGCGGAGCGAACGTAGCAATGTAGGTGCGTCCATGTACAATCCAAGGACAGCCACGTTGACCACCGAGTTTTGAGTTCTTGAAAGTTTTAAGAGCCTTCTCGCCCAACAACAAAATTACTTTTGTGTCGGGGAGAAAGCCTTCGCCCAAGGTATTGAGCAATCTGATGTCGCAAGATTGTCTCGGAATACCAAGGGCGTTTTGGAATAGATGACCAGCGTAGCCTGAGATTAGACTACCCTTGTCGAATCTACTTGGACTTTCGAGAATTACCGTTAGACCGCTGTACTTTAGACTTGGTTTGTGTCTCACGCGCCTTGAGTGCTTCTTGTTTGAGCTTGTCCTTGATTGAATCTTGTTTGATGTAATCTTGTAGCATTAGGATTGCATCATGGATTCCCGATAGATAACCGTCTGCTAAAGCCTCGGCTTGCATCTCAGTTGTCTTGATTCGTAACCGTTCCAACGCTTGTGCATTGTCCTTGGTACGAATGTCATCAATTATGGTCGTTAATTCTTTCACAGTATTTTCTTTTAACGTAGTCAGGTGTTCCGTATCTTTTTCTTACTTCAGCAGTTCGCCGCTTCTTGTGCGGAAAGTCTACTTTGTAATCCATTGTGCGACTTTCGTGGTGGCCAACTTCGCTTGGCTTGAGTCCATGCCGTCGCGCAAATTTCTTAAATTTTCTATCAAGATCATCTTTGTTTATTTCCAATTCGCGAATTTTCATTTAGTCTAGCTCCCGATGAAAAAGGGGGAGGTTTTACCCTCCCCCCATGTGGTTACGCAAGATCGTGTTCGGGTGCTTTACTGATCAGTTCCCCAACTGAATACGAGTTGAAGGTGATAGGGTCGCCGGTAGACGGATCTACCATTGCCTCACCTTCCGCATTCTTCCTTACAACCTTCTCGGTCTTGATGGTTGCATAGGCAGCCTTGCCCTTGTAGATAGAACCATCCGGCTCGACAGTACCCCAAGGGTCGCTCTCGTCGGAACAGTTCAACTCGAAAGGCAAATCGAGAACACGATGAGTACGCTTGACGCGCAATGCCATCTTCTCGATAAACACGAGGTACTCACGGAATTGCAAACCAGCAATCCGCACATTTCCCAAGTCTGGATCTTCAATAGACTCAGGTGCAACGATTTCCCAAGTCAGGACAACCATAGGGTTGCCACTCTGTGACTGACGGGTTTCGGTATCGGCTACACGAATAGTGTAGTTGTTCGAAGGCAGAAACGGACGAGCGTTCTCCTTTACATCATTTAGGTTAATAGTAGGCATTTTTACCAGTTATCCTCACTTCGTGTGAGAAAGTATCGACGGGCGATCAATGCAGGGACACATACTGGCTAACTGAGGAAAAACCAGTAAACCTGTCTGCATCTTAATAGCAGTATGTACCCGTCTGAAATTCATCCCGCAAAAAGATTCTTTTTGTCGGCTATACTTGTTCTTGTCCGAAAGATTCCATCGTACTTTGGAAATACTTCGTGAAACTTACGGGCATAGAACGCTTTGTAGTTATTGTTTAGTTTGAAATCTGTATCACTTGTTTCGATGAGAGTCTCCCATCTGATACGTTCAGCAACCAACGCAACACTAAAGTTATCATATCCTTTATTGATTGCCTCAAACGTAAACCTCTTGAACAACTCCCACACATAAGGGTTGTCTGCATGAAACTTGTCGAACTTTTCTTGTAAATTGTTGTTCATAAGTCTTCTACGGTAATACCATGTTCGTTTTCTATTTTTTCTAGTTGATCTTCTAGTTGGTGGATTCTATTCCACGCGAACTTTAAATGCTCATCTTTAAGTTCTATCACTTTTGCTTGGTCAACTACTTGATCAACAGCACTTATGTAATAGTCAGGCATAGTATTCGTTACAAGACTTGATGACTTCGTTGAGATCGTTGGGTATGTAGAGATCATCGAACATACCAAGAGGAGTCTTCGCAGATGTCACTCCATCAGAGTTTGTCTGGAAACAATAGTCGATTGAGTTCTCTCCCTTACGAACTTCTGTGAATAGAACCATCAACAGTTCCTTCTCGATGCAACCTTCGTGCTGCTTGCCTTGCACCTTGATGCGTCGAGTATTGTACTCACCGCCAGTTGGCTGAGTGACACGCACGATCTCGTCGATTGCCGTGAATATGAAGATGGCTTTTTCATTTTTCACTTTGTCGAGTAGGTCGCGAATCTGTTTGTTGTAGTACGACCAGACATCGTAACCCTTGTACATCTTACCGGCGTAACTGGATAGTTGTTCGCAGTATTTGGTGAAGGATTCAAAGACAACAATATCTGAATTCTTGATTGCCTTTTCGATGGCAGGATTAACGTCAGGTATCTTGTCTACCGATATGATGTCGAACTTCTTTGCTTCTTTAAATGGGAAGCCTTTGCGTTCTAGGTCGATGATGGTTGTCTTGTCTGCTGGTAGATTACGCAGGGATGTTGATTTGCCTGTGCCACTACCGCCAACTATTCCGATGATAGGTTTGTTCATATAATTGTAATCTCGATGTTGCGAGGTTTGGTTTGTTCTGTTGTTGGCCAAGTGTTGTCGAGAAGCATTTGGCCGATCAATCCATAGTTCACTATGTCTTGAAAAGTATCAGCAAGTGATTCGTTGTTTGGTTCGCGGTTGTTCTCAAGTAGGTTCTTGAGTCTGAAAATTTTATCGACGAGCCGAGTCTTCAATCCAAGTAGTCCCTCGGATGAAATGTTCAATGGCCCGTAGTCCAATTGTTTCGCGTCAAGCAACTTAACACAATCGAGTGCGTTTAGAAATGCTTGATTGCCAGCAATTGTAATTAGTGAGATGTCAATGTTGGTTTGTTCACCGTCCATTGCGTTCATAGTCATTTTGGTTTCTCTCTCGAAACTATTCATTGAAGTTTAGTGGGTTATATTTTTTAGTGTAAAAGTCGTTCTCGATTACTGCTTCACCAAAGTCTCCAGCGTTGCAGATTCTAGTGAACTTGCACATTCCGAATTTGGTTTCGCAGCAGTTAAAATTAGGCAGAAAGTATTGTTTATCTTCCTTGATGTTCTTGGTAAGTAGCTCGACGAAGTTGACGAGAGTCTCAGTAAGATGCTGCTCAAAGTATGCGAGCTTCTGATTTGAGTAATCTAGGATTGCGCTTCGCTGAAACTTGTTGCGACCAGAGCGAGACAAAAAGATGCCGTTGATAAGTGCTTGATAGTTTCTTTCGGGGAACAGCTTGCGCATCACCAAGGTATACAACATGAGTTGCGTAGACATTTCATATGAAGCCAAGTAACGGTCAACTGTTGTGACTGCCGTTGACTTGTGATCGCAGATAACATTCTGGCCAAAGTATGTACCAATGAAGTCAATTGTTCCGCAAAGAATGATGTCGATGAACCCGTTTGTGTAAAAGGGATAAGCAAACTTCATTTCAAGAAGCGGTTTACCTTCGTGCTTCTCTACCTTGAGTCCGTCTACGTCTGAGTAGTGATCAAAGTATTGCGTGATACAGTTGGCGAGATGCCCTTGAGTGCGCCAGTCATTGACGGGAACGTGAATGTCTGGATTAGAAAAATGTGTTAACGCTTCATTCATAGACTGAACCTTATCACCAGTTGCGTAATAAGATTCTAGTGCCTTGTGATATGCCGTGCCGTATTCCATCTTGTGATTCATGTAACTACTACGCAAACCTCTTACAGTTGTATAGTAGAACTTGAGGGAACAGGCAGATTCTTTGTAGGCAGATGCGTCTATGCGAAGAATGTAGCGGTCTTCAGCTTTCTCTAGTTTAATCAAGTTTGATCTTTCCTCTAGTTTTCTTTTGTACTTTCAGTTCTTCTAAATCGTCCGGTCTTGAGATTTTTAAGTAAGGTGCTAGGTGTTCTTGCAACTTTGAGTCAGGCATTGCCTCTAGTTCCTCGACTGAAATCTCCAGCAGTTGTTCTATTGTCATTCAAGTCCCGATAGAATTGTGCAGATTGTTGCGAATAAAAAGTAGAGTAGTCCGAGTGCGCATAAGATGTCGAAGTAGATCATTTCATTACGCGAACAGAAGTGTCGGTAATATCTACTTCTGAATCTTCATTGACTAGATTGTATACGAATTCACGATCAGCTTCCGAAACAGAGACGTTACGCTCAAAGAGTTCTGTGTCCTTGGCAGTCTTGTACCAAGTTTCTAGTTCGTTCTTCCACGCAATAGAATCATTAAACTCGTAGTCTAACGCTTTGGATTTCAGCATATTTTGTACTGTGCCTTTGAAGTAGATGATGATGCCATCATCAGTCTTGCGTATGGCTACCTTGTTTCGGAGTAACGCATATTTTGCTTCGTCAAAGTTGTCTAGGATAAACTTGAATCCATCGTTGAACTTGACGTACAAAGTATTTGCTGTGTATCCGGTTTGCTTGGCGTTGACGTAAACGTCTTGTCCAGTTTCGATTAACCTATCGAGTATTGGCTGTACTTGCTTGGCCGCATTAGGACTGTAAGTAGAGCGATTAGGTTTCGGTTTTTGTTCTATTGTAATGTTTTCGATTTGCATTGATCCATGTATTTAGCAGCAGTTTCTTTATTACCCTTTGCTAGTTCTGCTTGTGCCAGCATAAAGAGTTTCTTGGCTGAAAGTTCTTTAAGCGAAGGAGTCCACTTTACAGCTTCATCCTGCGAGAAAAGAATTCCATCCGGTTTCTCACGATATAATTCATCCTTGAATCTCTCCAAGTCTGATGTCGGTAGGTTCTTTGGTAAACCATTCTTAACCTTGGCACGAATGCGTAACTGAGCTTGTTGATTTATAAGGGCGATTGTTGTTTTCTCACCGTAAGCCTCAACAACTTCATCAATAGACTCAAAGACCGGAGTATAAAACCCGAAACCCTTGAAATCCCCGTCGATAAACTGTTCTTTTTTATAGGTCATTTTCAAAAAATATGACAGTTAATATATAAGCAACCTTCGTGCCAACTTTTTTGGGGGTAGGTGATATTAATAGATGATTAATTTACCCAATGTCTTGTAACGTGCAAGTATAGATTGTAGTTCTCTGTAGTTGCCGGTGAGTTTGGTTTGATCTAGGATTTGCAGCATCAATCCTTCGGGGTCTTCGACTTCTTGTTTCTTGAGGTAGAGAGTTATGTCGTCTGTTCTATCTCGGAGTGGTGATGTCTTGATGATGAAGGTTGATATGCGGTGATAGAGATCGAGTCTGAAATTTCCTACCTCGACTTCTTTGCGTAAGTCTTTGTTGGTTGAGAACACGAAGCGACAAGTTGCATTGTGTTCCTCGGCTTCGCCTATGCGACTATACTTCTTGTGTTGAATGAAGCGTAGTAGCTTGGGTTGTAGGTGTAAGGGAAGTTCTCCGATCTCATCTAGGAATAACGTGCCTTTGTGCGCTCGCTGAACGAAACCAGTTGTGTCTCTGGTCGCTCCCGTGAATGAGCCTTTGAGGTGTCCGTAAAGAAGCGATTCAAACAAGTCTTCTTGGAGTGTAGTTACGTTTACAGGAACGAAGTTATTTTGTATTTTGGCGTTCGATGCTGACTGCCTTTCTCCATGTAAGATTTGAGCGATAGTCTCCTTACCTGTGCCAGACTCCCCCATCACTAGGACGGGGGAATCGTGGCTGGACAGAATGTGTGCATGGTAGATTTGCTCTAGCATGAACTTGTCTTCTGTGATTAGTTCTTCCATGTAACTTCTACGCCTTCTGCGTCTAATATGTCATCCCACTTCCAATCTTGTGGGTGTTCGTGTACTTTAGGATTCCATTTGAACTTGAGATGTACTTCAACTGTATCTAACTCAGGCTCATCGTGCTGCGGAGGGTCTTGGTTCTCTCGCTGGCCCCATGCATCAAGCGACATTTGATTCATCTTGTAAGAATTTGAGTACGCTACGATTGGTTCTTGCCACTAGCTCAAAACTTTTATCCATCTCTGGTGTCAGGTTTTGCGTTACCGCATTGTATAGATTGTATACGTTACGGTCTTTATCTTGCGAGTATGTAGGATTGCGCCATATATCCAAGATGTCCTTGCCTCGCCTTTCACCAATCTTCTTACCCTCGACCAGCTTCTCGATGATTGATTCGCCCTTTTGTTGAGTGATCTTAAAACCGTGCAAGACTCTGTAGCCTTCAACTGATGCGTCAAACTCACGCTTGGCTGAGTTGATTGAATCGTTGATATAGTCCAAGTCTAGGTTCATTGAATGTCTACCTGACTGCTTGGTATTCATGCATGGTGAAGTCATACCGTTAGTGCAAACAAGACGTAATGCCCCTGCATCTATTGGTATACCAGAAGAACCATCGTATGAATTGCGTAACGTGACGCGCATTCCGATGATGTCTCCCTTTGCTACTTCAGCACGTTGTTCTTTGAAGTCATAGACTGCATAAAGTCTTGCCCCATTGTTGGGACAATAGATTTTCCTCTGAAACTCACCGAGTTTCAGACAGGATTCAACTCTGTCTATTACTTCTTTATGATGAACTATCTTGTACTTATCTGAAACAAGAGCAAGATGCTCACCTGTGTCCTCGCGAAAGTTCTCGCGATGTCCTTCGATTACTTGTCCTCGTATGTTTAATACGGGACGACTCTTTACATTGAACTCATACATTGTTCGATTAGTTTTACTTGGTTTTGTGTTAATGCTTTATCGAATTGATAAAACAAAAATTTGTTATCACTTGTACAACATTCTGCTGTACCTGTCTGATAGATTTCGTCGATTGTTTGGTCTTCATCGGATATTACAATGAGTCCGATTTCATTTTGTAGCATATCAACGTCACTTCGCTCAAGATGATTTACTTGCCAGATGTAAGTGTGTGCCATGTTGGTTTCTCTCTTCGTGTCCATCGTGCGAATGGTTTGTCTAGTTGTATGTACAGCCTGTATTTTTCTACTATTGCTAGGTCATCAAAGTTTGGTTGCTTGCGACAGTTCATGTCCTTCGCTATGGCTACAGCGAACTCGGTTCTTGATCCGATAGGTGCGTAAGAATCTTTTAGGTTCTCGTAGCACCAAGCAATGAAGTCGAGAGTGTAATGGTCTTTACCCCAGCGGTATCGACGTTCTTCACCCATCTCAATGGCATGACTTATCAGCCAGCTCATGTTGTCGCGAGTCTTGAATGTCCATTGTGTGCATGGATGGTAGCGATAGCTATGTACTCTCGGACGGCCTAGTGCATTGCGAGGACAGTCGTCTGCTGCGAGTCTGGATAAAGGAAAACCGTTGGCCAGCATTTGTGCTGACTCAACGATCATCTTGTTTATATGTTTGTCGCAGAGATTACGCGCTGCAACAATTGGGTTATCATCAGTTACAAAGATGTTCATCGTGACAAGCCTCGTTAAACTTGAGTATCTTTTGTCCACAACTCTCACATTCTTTATGTTGCAGACCTGTTCCAACACAATCAGTACATTTTTGACATAATTCTGCTACGATTAAGTAGCCTTTGCCTTCGCATAATTCGCAAAGATCAACAACTCTTTTTGTGTAGCTCATCGTTTCTTTGGTTTTGTACGGTTCGTTGATTTAGTTCTGCTTGAATTGGCAGGACGGCTACTTGTGTGGGTAAGTTTACCAGTTTTCATCGACCGCTCTTGCCTTCGACTATAAGGTTTGTATTTCATCGTTTTCGTGTCTTTGCTTTGATGATGCAACGTGTCAATTTTCCGTTCCAGCTATCTTGGCGTAAGGATTGATTAGGATTTTCAGTAACGCTCGGACTATCCAGTTTAGTCCAGTTTCTTGCTCTGTCTGGTATGTCTACCAGTTCGACGTTTCCGTTAACTATTGTTCTTGCTTTCATTAAACTTTAAGTAGTTTGGTGATCTATGAAATAGGTTGTGTACCCAATTTGCTGACTGTCTGTCTAGGTAATGTTCGTTACCTTGGATAGAGTAGTCTGGCGGGAATAGTATCTCCGTGTCTGGTAGGTCGCAATGGACGAGATGTTCTTTGTGGTATTCATGCCAGTCAGGATGTTTTTGTAGATTCTCAGGCCCGTATCCATACAAGTTGCATTCATGCAACGCGCTGATAGCCATTAGACGGGAACGGCTCGGATGTTTGAGTGCTACGGTCAAAGATGTATTGTTCATGTTTCTTTTGGTATAAGCATTTCTGGATGTTTAACGTGTTTAGTAATCCGTTCAGTCTCTCGCGAGTTGTCATTGTGGGCCAGCCACAAAGTGAAATGTGGAGCGAGTTTACTGTCTGTTCTGCGATGCAATGCCCATGCAAGTAGAGTTGCGTGACATTGTCGTCAGGGAATCGCAGGTCTTTTTTGACTTCGACGCGAGTGTTGTCACGACTGAAGTTCTTGCCTTGTTTGAATGCGCGTGCAGCGTCTTGTGTTATTTTTCTCATTTGTTGTTTTTGTAGTTTTTGTAGTCTTTATTTAAGGGGTGATTGATTACCCAGTCGTACAGTTCTTTGTTGTCGTTGTAGAGGTCGGATAGAATGCCAGAGTAAAGTGTCTTTACTGGCGAACTGATCTTGATCTTGAACTTATTGCTGAATGTATATTCGGGTTGTGACTCAGATGCCTTGCTAGAGAAGCCGCCTTGGCATCTGCGAATGCTGGTTGATATTTTACCATCGCCCCAAATGTCTTTGCCTAGTGCGGCTTGTAGTGAGAGAGCGCGACTTAATTCTCTCATAAGAGACTCGCGTTCTTCGCTTTGTTTACTTATCTTTTGGGATAGTGCTTCCATTTTAGTTATGGATTCAGACATTTTCATGTAGAGTATTTGTTAAAGTTGTGTAAGTTGTGAGAGAGTAGCGTTCACCTGCGAGATTAGTTAAGCAGGATTCGCAAGGTTCTTTTGAGAAGTCGTCTGTCTTGTCTCCGGTCATTAAGTAACCATGCTTGGCTAGTTTATCGAGACCGTTATTTATTTCGGTGTATCTTGTTTGGGCCTCGTCTCCTTGGTAGTGGTAGTCGAGGGATGAAGCATCGCCGGTCGCGTTAAGCGTGTGGCAGTCTTGGCAGATTGTGAATTTCATGTGAGAAAAAAGGGGGGATTGCTCCCCCCATTGAAGTTAGGCGAATAGTGCATCTGCCTCGACATCGAGTGCATCAATCTTGGCTTGGATTGTCGCTGCCTTTTCAGCAGATTTTTCCTTGCGATGTTTAGCCTCAAGGGTGCGACGTTCCGCGAAGATTTCTTGCATCCGTTGGGCGCGAGTCTCGGAGGCTTCTAGCTTCTTGGTGAGTGCTGCTTTTCCGTCTGACTTTGTACGCTCCTTGAATGCATCCCCGTCAAGTGCTTGCGCAATGTTGGAGAGTTTCTCATCGTCGGTGTAAGAGTCTGTTCGCTTGCCGTCTATTGATTTCTTTTGGGCGGTTTTGTATTTGCCGTTATTGAGACGGTAGAAACAAGCGTCTTTTATCCATGAGTCGGCATCGTTGTCTAGGACTCCAGCTTCGTTTAGTGCCGTGATCCAATCGCGGATGTCGTTCAAGTCGTTGGTAGACTCGGAGCCTGTCTCATGCGCCCAGTATTTGAAGGGGCCATCTTGTCCCTTGGTTGATTCAAGGAGAGTCAAGTCAAGGTTCGCGAGTGTTTCGTCGTTGTTAACCAAGGCGAGTTGGGCCTTGCCGTTTTCGTTTGTTATGATTTTGGTTTTCATAATAGCCCGAAGGCGAGACAAGACTAGCAGAGGGGGGAGGGGTGTCAACCCTTATATGAGATTTAATGAAAAAAATATTTTTTGTATATATTGATATGCTCATGGTTGTATTGATTATTAAATTTATTTATTTAGATTAATCAACGGGTGGTATGCCCCCTTCTAGTAGTCTATATATATAAAGATATCTATATTTTTTTTCTATTCTGTCAACGTGTAAAGGGGGGTAGTTGATTAATCTAAATAAATAAATTTAATAATCAACCTTTGCCCCGTTTATTTACATTAACTAGATAAGAAAAAACCCCCTTGCGGGGGTTGTCGTTTATTTTTCCGGTTTGTTGAATTTCTCCTCTTCAACGTAGGCAACGTCGGCCTTGTCGAGTTTACCTTCAAGGTAACGAATTCGCATTCTGTATTCGTTGATTTCGACTTCGTGCTTTTCGTGTACTTCGTCCCACGCTTTTTGGATTTCATCCATTTCCCATTTAGTTGGGGCGATGTCTTCAATCAGTCGTTTGATGCCGTCAGCAATTTCGACTTTGTTCTTTAGATTATTGATGTAGTAATTCATAAGAAAAAAGGGGCTTGCACCCTCATGTTATGCTTCAATTGATACGCTGATGTCTCCGTCGTTTACCATGTCGCGAACCGTATCGCGTATTTCTGCGCGCCGGTCGTCTTCATTTGGTTGTGAACTGATTTCATCAACTTTTTTCTCAATTGCCTTTTGTATTATCATGGTCATTTCCGTGACAAAGTAATCGGCAAGCCCTTCAATTTGTTCTTTAGTGTTTTTGTTCATATTTAGTGCCATGCGGCAAAGACAGGTTGACATAAACAACAAATTTGTCAACACTTTATGAAAGAAAAAATCTCATGTAAAATGCATTTATGGGTTGCGTTTCTCTGGACAGCCCGAAAGGGTGGAGCGAAGCTCCCTCGGGCTGTACTAACTAATACCCGCAAGGGACTCGGCAGAGGTGACTGAAAGGAACAATTAGTTAGTTATATTTTTTATTTTCGTCTCAGTAGAAAAGGCAGGGGCCGAAGCCCCCACCAATGTTATGACCTGTTACGTTTAAGCAACTTCTGGACTGCTCTGCGCATGATGTCTGTTTGGCGTGGATTGCGTGGAAACAGAAACTTGCGCCCTGCGTATTTCATCATTAGACGTTTTCTCATAATAACCCGAAGGCAGGGACAGAGTATCAACCATCCATAACAAGTCAAGATAAAAATAAAAAATAAATTGGTTGACACAATTCTTGATTCTGGTACTTTGGGGGTGCGGTAATACCGCAAATGTTATGACAATAGAAAACCTAAAGTTGGCAATTCGCGGAATGGCTTCAGTATTGAATGAAACCATCCTTGAGTTGGATACGTTGCAAAAGAAGTATGACGAACTCAAGCTGGACGAACGTCGATACTATCAATGGTGGCATGATGAAACCAAAGAGACTGACAGGCTCAAGGGTATCCTTGAGAAAACTGGCATGGCCTCGGAACCAGTAGAAGCTGATGAATAAAACTGATAAATTCTGTCTATGCTTTTTGCTAGGCTTTATAATAATCGTAGTAATCAAGTCCCTCAGTTGAGGGGCTTTTTTTGTGCCTAGAGGGGGAGGGGATCAAAGGGGGAGGGGGGCCAGAAGTCGTGCCGCTACTGGACTATAACCTCCTCTGAAAAAATGACCCAAAAAACACTATGAGACAAAACATACTTTATCTTATAAAATTCTGGCACGAACTCTGCTTCAACCGCCCCATGTGTGAACGATCAATCGAAATCTGCAAATCAACGCCTCTAATTCAGTACGCCCTCTTCTTCAACCCCAATCTATTCGATGCCTACCGAGTCTAACATTGTTCAAGAGTTTGCTGATGGGCCAACTCCTGACACCGTTGACGCATTTGGCAAAGTAGCTGAAGGCCCACTCATAAAGTACAATCCCGGTGGTTTCGCCCAATTCCGGGCTGAGACAACTGGATTACCACCTGCTCGCGCTCAATTCGGCGACCAAGAGTTTTGGGGTCAACTCGTCACACCCACAACCACAAAACTAGACACAGAACCAACAGGCCCAACAGGCCCAACAGATTTAGATGGCACAGGATTATCGAACGACCAAATAGACGCGATAGTAAAAGAAAGTGATGATGCAAATAAAGAACTTGAAGATTGGTATCGCAGATCAAGTAGTGATGACCTAGTAGATTTTGATAAGTACCGACTCGACATACCAGACCCAAAAATCAACTGGGACACCAGCGATATTGGCTACACCGGCTACGATTACAGAAAAGACCCCGATTTCTTATCTGGAGACCTAATCAGCGCAGACCGCAATTTTGAGCCGATACAGATTCCTCTTGGCCCCGGTGGTGGAGGCCCGATAGGACTTGCACCAAGGACACCGCAACCAAAGCAGGATCGTCCAAGAATTTCGATTACGCCAAAAGGAATACCAAAACCAGAAAAAGATTTACCACCAGTAAAAGGAACTTCAAAAAATACAACAGGAATATTTAAGCCAACGCTAGGAGATAAAGCGGCACAAACATTACAAGACATATTCTCTGCAACAGAAAAGCCAGCAAGAATACTTTTTGGTAAAACACGTTATGACGCAGAAGGCCCATTACGCAAAGATGAACGTCAGACATTTGACACACTCAAAAAGTTCAAAGATTGGTCAGATGGTTTAACTGAAGAACAATTCAAGCTATGGGAGACTAAAGGTATACCGTCAGAAACAACAGGACGCGCACCTGTTGGCCCGAAATATGGCAAGATGCTGGCTGACTTTGGTCGCATCCTCAAGAACGAAGAAAACATACGCACACAAGAATATGGCGACCTTCAGCTACTTGCTGCATTAAACACGGCAGCCTTAATCAGTCAGTATGGTGCAATCGGTGGTGCAATCCCCGTTTTAATCACAGCCTCAGACGACATTATGTCAGGCATGAACAATATGTTCGCCAAGAGTCCTGAACTAGCAGGAAACCCAATACAAGACTTTGTGCATGGTACAACATGGGTACTCGGCAAAACCTTACAAAAAACTTACAACAACACAATCGGCCAAGTCTTACCCAAGATCAAAGATACACGGATAAAGGACAAGCTAGGAAACATCGACGAGTTTATGAAAGCACCTCGTCGTCCTACAATGGGCACAAAAGCCGTAATCTCAATGCCCGATCCCGATGGCACAATAAGAACAGACCGAAACATAAGCAAAGGGATACCAGAAGCAGAGCGGCAACAAGTTACAGCGCAAACCACATCAACAGTAACAGACCCAGCGACAGCGACAGCTAGACCAATAAGTGTCCGAAACATAGGCAGAGGTGTACCAACAGGGGCAACAACAAGACTAACTGGTGATACACCTGTCTCACAAACAACAAGCACACTACCAAAAGTCGAAACTTCTGAAACACTTACAGCCAATATAACAGATAAAGATAAACAAAAGATTGATGATGGAACAACAGTAACAGAGCAAAAGCCTACAGGCATAACAATCGTAGACGTAGATGACTTTGAATCAAAAGACCAAGACAAAGATATAGAAACAGCAGACCTAGACTTACGCTACGAGCAACCAGTCGAAACTAAAATTGTAGACCCGATAGTAGTAAGTCCAAAAGGTAAGGAGAAAAAAGATGAAATAAAAACTGAAAAAAATCAGAAACTAAAAACTCCTAAAACTCAACCAGATTTAGTTGACGCTAAATCAATAAAAGTAAAAGAAGGTGATAAAAAACCAGACCCAAAAATTAAAGGACTTAAAATAGAAAAAGTTGATGGTGTTGTTTCAAACGAAGACAAAGAAGACAAAAAAGACGTAAAAGAAGCTGACTTAAATTTAGAGTATAAAAAACTAGATGAGTCTGAACTCGATAAAATAAAGTCAAATATAGAGAAAGAACAAAAACAACGCGAAGAACAAAAACGCGAAGAAGAACGTAAACAACAGGAGGGTAAAAAGTCTAAAGACAAACCAAAATTCACAATAGATGTTGAAGAAGTAGAACCTACAACAGACCCTCCGGTAACTGAGTTACCATTTATGCCAGAAATTGTTGCTCCCGAGGTAGACGAAGATGCAAAGCTAGATGATCCACCAGAGGAACAGCCAGACGATGAACTCGAATATACACCAGAAACAGGCGTAGAAGCTCCCGATGGTTTATATTACAGCACTTATTATAATGTTCCCGTTGATGCTGACGGCAATCCTTTTGGAACTTCTGGTTGGGATGAAAGTCGATACGAAGGAAAAACACTTCCGGTATTAAATATGGCATTTGGACTTGATCCTAATAATCCCGAAATTGGTGGTAAAGTAGGCGAAAAACCAAGCGGGAAAGAAATGGATTGGAATGCCAGAATGCAAGATTTTAGAGACAGGAACGCTTTGTCTGAAAATGTAGGATCAAGAACTAACTATGAAGTTGATTTTGGAGATGTAGATCCAACAATCGGCGGTGGAGGTTCGGTAAAGATAGACATGGAAGAAAATCCATACGGATTAAATAATCCGGATTTTCCCGGTCAAGGCTACAACGAAGACCCAAGCACATACCAAAGAATCGCAGATTCACAAACAGGTGTAAGATGGGACGCTAGTATAAATGATTTTGTTCCGTGGAATCCAGATTTACCAGAGTCTAATAATCCCGACAATCCACAGTATTGGGGGCCAGAACGCGACATTCCTCAAGGCGGGGGCGAGGCTACTGGCGGGCAAAAAGTATGGACAAAACCTGAAGTAGCAGACCACGCAAGAAATACGGGACAGTTAACGCCAGAAAGAATAACGTGGGTAAATACAGAAACAAATGAAATACATACTGAAACTGTAACTCCATACGTTTATCGAGACGGTTTTGGTTGGGCTTATGATTATGATACAAGTCCACCATTTTGGTTACAAGGTAACTGGCGAACATTCGATGCGCCAGTAGGAGGGAGTATTGATTTAGGTGAGTAGTCATCAAGTAGTTAGATTAGCGAAGGAAGGTTTCTCGGTTGAAGAAATTGTAGAAGACCTTGGGTATGAGCGTGAGAACGTCGAGTTAATCCTAGCAGGAAATAAGAAAGCTAAAGATACTCCGCTTGCCAAAAAATTTGAAGAACTGGAAGACACGGCACTAGACGTAGTTCGTGTTGCGCTACAAACAGGAACAGCGAATGCTCCTGCGCTGAAAGCTGCTTTCTACGTTCTTGACCAGAGGCAGGGACTCAAGACACCTCATGGTACAACTAACGTGAACATATCAGATTTTAACCTCCGACTAGAAAAAGCGCGAGAGGTTATGAATAAAGCCATAGAAGTATGACAGTAAAAAATGGACGGCTATTCGCCGTAAAGAACAAGAGCCGAAAATTCGGTGCTACAAACAAATACGTATTCACGTACCTTGAAGACAGTAACGGTGACAACGAGTTACCTTACTTATTCACGCCAAGCCAGTTACGAGTCGCACGAAAACGTGCTGAAGATAATCCAGAAGACTTGCTCGAAAAAAACTTGTTAACTGACTGGTTTGATTAATGGAACTATACAATTATAAAGCAGAAGTTACCAGAGTTGTTGACGGTGATACTGTTGACGCTTTTATTGATCTTGGTTTTGATATGCATTCAAAGCAGCGTGTACGTCTTTACGGTATTAACGCACCGGAGACGCGAACTCGCGACTTGATCGAGAAGAAGCATGGTAAAGCTGCGACGAGACGTTTGGTTGAGATGCTCAAGGAAAACAAAAACAAATGCATTATAAAAACGTCACTCGACAAGAAAGGTAAATACGGTCGTGTGTTAGGCACATTATTCATTGACGACAAAAACCTAAACGAGACTCTGGTAGAAGAAGGTTACGCAGAAACCTACCATGGAGAAAAGCGGTAACATACAATTTAAAGACCCTTACGAGATGTTGACCGTTATTGACGACGACATCTTGGAGGGACGCATTTCTCTACACAAATGGCAGCGTGAAATCCTAGAGGATTACGGCAAGCCATCAAATGCCAGTAAACCATTCAAGGCCGCAGTAAGAGCGGCGAATGGTTCTGGTAAAGATCAATTTGTTATAGCCCCTTGCGCCTTATGGACTTGCATGGCATCAGCTAATGCAGTCTCGATAGTCACAACTGCATCTGGTAATCAGCTAGATCGCCAAACAGACAAGTACATCAAGCAGTTAATGAACACCATTAACAAGATGTTTGGCACACAAGTCTGGAAGATGAACTATCGTCATTACACCAACTTACTAAATGGCTCAACAATCGAGCTATTCGTAACGGACGAGGCTGGTAGAGCAGAGGGTTGGCATCCGGTAGTTCCCGGCGGGGAACTAGCAATATTTGTCTCGGAGGCCAAGTCAGTACCCGACGAGATATTTACAGCGTTGGCTCGTTGCACGGGCTTTACTAAACGAGTGGACGTATCTAGTCCCGGCCCACCTTCCGGTCACTTCTACAATATGTGTACTGGAGGTAACTGGAAGCAATATCATGTCACAGCTTTCGACTGCCCCCATCTATCAGAAGAATACATTGCTGAAATCAAAGACTCGTATGGAGAAACCTCTGCTTTATACAAGTCTATGATAATGGCTGAGTTTGGTGGTATGGACGAGCAAGTCGTAATAAATCACCAGAAACTTGTAGACTTGGACAAACACGAAATAGAACATCTAGAAGAAGAATACAACGTAGCTGGCCTTGATTTATCAGCAGGAGGTGACGAGCAAGTTCTAGTAATCCGAAACGGTAACAAAACGCTTGCAGTCGAAGCCTTCAACTTTCGAGACACAGTCGCCCTAATAAATCACCTAGAACACTTATTCAGAAAATACAAACTAGACCACGAACAATCAATAATCTACGGTGATGCAGGAGGTTTAGGCAAACCTATACTCGACCAACTAAAAGCTAACTGGAACGTCACCTACGTCTTAAACCAAGCAAAGCCATACAACAATCTAGCCTACTTAAATCGCGGTGCAGAACTCTGGTTCAGCGTGGGCAAGTTAATAGAATACGGAGAGATCATGGTTCCTAGAGAATCAAAGCTCCGCAAACAACTAGCATCTCGCTACTTCGTAGTGACACCGCAAAATAAACTACAACTTGAAAGTAAGAAACAGGCACGATCAAAGGGTCATGTATCGCCTGACAGAGCAGATGCTTTCGTACTTGCGTTCGCAGACTATCGTGGTATCAAGCCCAAGAAGTTGCGTAAAAAACGCACAGAAAAATTTACACCAAAACAATTTAATTTAACATCAAACAGACAAAGAGCGGTATTCGGCTTTAACGTAAGATCGAATCCGTGGTTACAAGATGAAATACAACAACTACAAGAATTATCAAGAGGCCGCAACTAACATACACAAGTTAGTCGGTATATGTGATGCCCAAAGTGTTCGTGCCAACGACCAACGTCAGCAACGTCGTCTTAACGTCGATCTCGATTTAGAACGTCGCGATGGCTATCTAGCACCGGATGAGATTTATATACCAACGCACATCATCGACACAAATATTCGTCGTGAGCAAGCCAAGTATGTTTCGTACATCGTAAACTCAAGACGCACAGCGATCTTTTCAAGCTCGACAGACCCAGCGTTTAACACCGGCCCACTAGAGCGAGACTTTACAGAACGCTCACGTTACGACGGTTGGCAGATACCATTATTCCGAGTCATAGACTGTATGCAGTTGCATGGCTACTGTATTGCAGAAGTAGAATTCGATGACACGAAGCCCGGTCATTTTGGAATAGAATCTGTAAACTACGAGGACATTGCATTTCCAGATGACACTCGCGACATACAAGCGTGTGGTATGCTAGTTCATCGACATTACTTTACTCGTGAGCAACTGTTGGACATGGTTAAGACACGAGACTTTAGCAAATCGGAAGTCGAGGCTTTAGTAGGCGAGCCTGTTGACGAGCAGACGGAATCCTTGTTTAAGATTGAGAAGGTCATGTTTAGAAGCAAGGGGATAGTTCAAGTGGGGTGGTCTTGCGCAGCTAGATGCAACGACTGGTTGCGCAAGCCACGTCCCCTCTTTTTGGGCAAGCGAGACGCAGAAGGAGAAATCTACGAGACAGAATATCCATACGTCGTATTCCATTACACAATAGCAGAGGACATGACTATCAAGAATTCTGTTGGTCGTGCCTTCCTAGATAAGCACACACAAGAAGCAGTTAGTTCAATGATGTCATCGTTTGTGACTGCACATCGTCGTGCATCTAACTTTTACTTTGCCAAAGACTCTGATGATCCGAATCAAAGCAACGAGCAAACAAATGTACAGTTTGTTCCCGGCGCACTAATAGATTCAAACGTCAGACAATTCCAACTGTCACCACCTAATGCACAGATGTTATCAGCGATACAAACATTGATAACACAGAATGCACAGGAGCAATCTCAGATGAACTATGCTGCAATGAATCGACAAGATTCACGCAAAACAGCAACAGAGATTCAGACAGCAACCGCTGAAGCACAAATGTTATCGGCAACACAAGTTGCATTATTTAGCATCGCCATCAAACGCATCTACGAAAAGTGTTTCGACATATATAACTCTCGCGTTCTTGACGGTTTAATTGAACCAAACATCTCACTAGAATACTTTACTGACCACAAGTACAACATGAAACCAGCGGGTGACACCGATGTTGTAGAGCGACAGGAGAAAGCGTCAAAGATGCTGCAAGTTTGGCCGGTAATTCAACAGAACAGCGCACTCGCAATAGACTACATGAAGGATATGCTGAGTATGCTATTCCCTGACGAAGCTCCAAAATACATCAACATGATGCAAGAAGATACGGCTCGCGCTCAGTTGATCCAGCAGATGATGACGATAATTCAGAGTCTAGTCACAGACCCACAAACAGGACAACTAAACCAAGAAGCACAACCGTATGCCCAACAGCTACAACAATTACAACAACAAGTCCAAGCACTTTCGGGAGGCGACCAGAAAGGTGCTGGAGGAGCAAGCTCATCAGCAATGGCTGGACAACCCAACAACCAAGGTATTCCTCAACCTACTCAGGCAGGAGCGTGAACGCTTGGTCAAAGATATAGAATATGTTGCGGTTAAGCGTGGAGTATCGGACTCGGAAGTTCGTATTATTGCTGCACAATTAAAAACAACAGACGACATAATAGAAACCATAAATGACAGAAACAGATACAAAGGAAGTTGAGTTCAACTTTGGCGACATTTCGGTAGGTGAAAGTCTTGAGCCAGAGCAACTTGAAGCGAAAGAACCAGAAGAACCTACTGAAGAAACACCAGAGGAATCACCAGAGGAAACTACAGAGGAATCTAGTGAAGAATCTACAGAAGACTCGTCTGAAGAATCTAATGAAGAACCTAACGAAGATTCAACCGAAGATTCAACCGAAGAATCTAGTGAAGAACTATCGACTGAAGATATTCTTGGTGACCCGCTAGAGGAAAAAGAAGAAAAGTCTGATGGACGAAGTTACGAAGGTTTTGACGATGAAGATAAACAATATGCAAAGCAGATGTCTAACAATGCGTATGAACACTTCTCGAAAAAACTCAAGGAACTAAAAACCAAGAAAGACGCAGCAGAAGAAACGCAGGATTTAATGTCTCATCCAGAGGCGTACACGTTAAATCCAGAGTATCAAGAACTTGTCACCGATTACGATAAAGCATCGCAAGAACAGGCGCATTGGAAGCGTCAGCTTGTTGCTATTCGTAACGGAGATTCTTGGCGATCAATTGAAGGCTACGATAAAAACGGTAAACTTGTACTTGGCAAAGAAGAATACAAGCCAACTGGAGAGTCTGAAATTGATGTGCAATCTGCGCTGACAGAAGCTCAAACATTAAGTAAAAGCTACAGCAAACGTGCGCACGACATCCAGAAAAATCACACGAAAGACTACAAAGAGTCTACTGATATGCTGGAAGAAGAACAGCGTAAACAGTTCAAGTGGCTACAAGATAAGGAGATGGGCAAAAAAGTTATCGACATACCTAATCTCGGAAAAACCTCGATAAATAAGCTCAGAAAGACGTTTGGCGAAGCTATTCCCAAAGTATTCACAAACCATCCTATGTCAGAACTTGCCACGAATCTTTGGGTAATGAACCAGATTCTTGCTAAACAACAGCATGAATTAACTCAAAAGATCAAGAAGCAGAACACAAACAAGAAAGATATGCTTCGCGGAGAACCCAAAGCAACAACATCTGGTGTAGAAGACGACGACATAATTTCTATTTCAGACGGCATGGCAGACTATTTCTCATAAAATAGTGGCACGAAGTTTGCTAGAATACATACGCTTCTACGCCAAGGGCATGGCACGCTTCTACTTGTGAAGGGCATCACACGTTTAACACTTAAAATTATAATATCATGGCAGTAGCAGGAGTAACGTCAAGCAGCTCGCTTGGCCAAGCATTAGGCACACAGTCAGCATCTAACGAGTTTAACAAGTTAGATTTTTACCTAGTTAAGAACGAGGTTGCCCTATTTCCGAAATGGAATGTTTATGATTCCATGTACGGTTCAATCAAGTGGCAACCTAATATGGGGGAAAAGTTGCACGGTTTAACACCGACACCTAGTCCCGTTTCACGGTCTACATTTGCACCAAATCGTCTCAACGCTGTAGCAAAGAAAGACATCTACAAGATCGGTGAACGCGAAGAAGAAGCCTACCTATCGTATCACAGGTACGAGAGTGGACGCTTTAGGTTTCTTTCGAGCTTTGAAGATTTTTGGAGAGATCAGTTGCAATATCAGCATCAAGACATCGTTCGTCAGATTCAGAACTCAAACAACCAGTTTGTGCGTACATTAATGTACTATCAGACACCAGACCTTTACATCGCTAAAGGTGGTGCTGGTTATCTATCAAGTTCTGTTGATCTCGATGGTGATGCTCAAAAAGCTGCGCTAACGCAAGATCAGATTCGTACTATTGACGATGATAATGATAGTACTGCTGGCACGTCGGCGGCTGTTGGCGAAGGTGGAGGACGCGAGTATCGTGATTCACTTGCAAAAGGCGGTTCCGGCCAAGACGCTGGTGCGTTGACTCTGAAAGACTTGTATAAAGCTATGCTTGTCTTGCAGGAAGACGTACAAGCTGCGCCGTTTGATCGCACTTTTGGAACTCCAAAAACTTCTGAAATGGTCAAGGGTAAATACATCCTTGTCTGTTCTACAGAGGCTTGGGCATCTCTCTTGTGGGATGACGATTTGAAGAAGCACGGTACTGGTCAAGCACTTGCATCTACGAGTCGCGACTTCCTTAAAGAAGGTTTTGCTGGCGACTTGTTCGGCAAGATTACAGTCAAGTACGATCCGTTTCCGCTGCGATTCACAGATAACGGTTCTTGGGTTGATCCGCAAACTGTTGTTAGTACAGACCCGGGTAAAGGTAAAGTCATACCTAACTCGAACTACACCAAGATTAGCAGTACCGCTAGCGATACTATCGGTTCTCTTGAGGTTGCGTTCTTGTGTGGTGCAGATGCATTCAAGACAATCTCCGTTGGCCCACCGCCACGCGAGTTTGCTGGTAAGAACATCTCCAAGAAGAAGCTGTACGGCATGAACTGGAATGGTCAGATTGATTTGACCGATCAGTTCTTGGTTCCGACTGCTGACCTTGGAACTACACCGGCAACATCTTGGGACTTAAACGTCTATGGTGATTACTTGAAGTTTATCTCTCAAACGATTCACGGTGGTATTCCCGGTGATGCAAGACATTGCTTACCGATTGTATATCGTCGTCGTCGTACTTCTTAATTCTAACATGGGGGGAGGCTTTCCTCCCCCCTTTTTTATTATGGCTATTGTAAAAGCACAGGTTCACAGAAATTACGATGTTACTTACAACACACCTTCTGAGGTAACTGTTGGTACATCAAATGTTGCAGACTCGTCTCTTGGTTGGGACACTAGCGTAGATTATCGTTATGCATTGTTGCAGAACGTAGGTTCTACAGACATCTACTTACGCTATGGAGGTGCTGCAACTACATCAGTTTATCACACCAAAGTTTCTCCCGGCACGCAAGTAGAGTTAACTGATACAGTTCGCAGTAGCCTAAATGCAATTTCTAGTGCCGCTGGAGGTAAAGTTGTTTTAACGCTTGCCGCTCCAGACACATCACATACTAATTTACCTAACGTCTCCTAGTTATGGCACGGATTGTTCAGCAGGGCATTATACAGGTTGCCGGTTCTGGTGAAACTGGTGTACAGGTCAACGAGTTTGAAGCCGCGATCAAGTCGGTAACAAGCAGCGCGACAGTCGGTGCAGTATTTTTGTACGACACACGCAGCGATTCTGATTCTGGCGCGTGGAGGAAGAAGTGCGCTGGACTTTCTTGGTTTGACGAAGCCGCAAGTGCCACACGTTCAGCACGTTCAGAATTTCCGTCTGTCGCGCTGATTGTTGGCGATATTGGCGGCGCGAACACCGTTACAATTTACGACTTGGATGACCCGTCGATGCCAATGTGGATGGTTTTTAACGCGCACACCGCAGCTTGGGAAACTAACGCGGCATTTATTTCGACCAGCAGTTTAACTTCTGTCTACGCGCTTAATGGAAGAATGTATGTTGGCGGTGAATACGGGTTAGTTGAAATTGATTTTATCACAGAACAGCAAACTAACTTTCGGCCAATATCCAGCACTCAGAGAGTACGGCATAAAAAGAGTGGCGCGATAGTTGACCGCAACGACACAAGTGGACAGTTCAGAATTACCGCTACGCCGATTGCAAATACCAACGTCAACGACGTATCCGCTACAATCGTCGAGGGCGCGGAGATAGGTGCGCTTGGGTTGCCAATTCCTACGATTGCAGTTGCTTGCAATTCACCCGGCGCGTCTGTCATTCACCCAAACGGCAATGTCTATAATTTTACCGTCGGAAGCTATAACACAAATGCAGTAGCGTGGGACAAAGACGGGTTGTTAATTCAGTTTGTAAATGGAACGCAGCGACGAG